CCGTTCCATCCGTGGCCGTGTTGGCGCTTGAGCCAACCACCGAGCCTGCAATGCTGATGTCGGGCGCCCTAGTGTAAATCGGATCTGTATTTGCTGGCATTTATTCCCCTCGCTCGATGATGCCGAGCGCCTTGCGTTCCTTGCGGCGCGCTTCCATCATTTGCGGCTTGACGATTGCGGGGTCGGTATCGCCGTTGGCGTAGCAATCATGGACCGCGTACTCCATGGCGCCCCGAATGCAATCGCGCACAACCGGGATTGGTGAACCAACCGCAATCCCGACCGAGGTCGCCACACGCGGGCAGATCTGCTCTGCGCTCGGCTTCAGTCGATCCGGAAGTTGTGACGGCAATTGCCGCTCGGTCAGCCATCGATGCGAGTAGGCCCGCATGCGAAGCGGCACGCTTTCCGAAGCCGTGCGCGCGGCATGCAACGCCGCCAGCGCTTCGCCGTCCGTCTTGGGCTGCGGCAGATGCGGCGAGATCTTTGCCCAGATTGCGCGGATGCCCGGCACGTCTAGGTCGACTAGGCAGCGGCGAACAGCGGTCGCGATCGACATGCGTTAAGCCAAAGTGATTGTTGTGGCCGTGGACAGCTGCGGCGTGACGCCGTTACCCGTCACAATGTTCGGGCTGACTGTGCCGTACCAAAGCACCGCCGCCGCACCGCCTCCGCTCTTGCCGGTTGCGAAATGTGTCATTGTGCCGGAGCCACCCGTACCAGCCGGGAAGCTGATCGTTGCCGCTGGCGACGTTGAACCACCCGACGCGGCGTTCCAGCCGGTCGATCGAGCGACGTTCACGCGAGCATAAGACGTGTAAGTGACCTCGTTCGAAGACAAAGTGCCGGTGTCGGTGTAATCGGCGGTGGCCCCTGCCACGACAATATTTGTCTCCGGCGATGTTGCCGCGTTGTCTGCGTAGTTGGCCCAAGCGGTGGCCCGGAACACCAGATTGAGGATGGCGTTTTCGGTTGTGTCGGAAATTGCCGTCATGGCAAATCTGTCCTTTCGTTAGCGCAGAAGTTCGACCTCAAGCGAGGGGAGCCGAAACAGCACGCCAGGGGCTACAGACTTGGCGTCCGTGATTTGACCCGTGGCCAGCAGTTGCGATTGGCCGGAGAGCGCCCAATACTGCGGGCGGCCTTGTCGGGACGCCTGGCCTTCAACCCCGTCCACCGTGACCTTGCGGCCCTCGCTGCACGGCTCAATACGGGAGACCTTGAAAGCACCCGTGACCGAGCCAAGACTTGCGGCCTGGATGTCGGCAAAGGAAGTCGGCTCGCGCTCGCAGATGTCGATCTTTGAAAGCGTCTTGGCGATAACAGAGAGACCGTTATCCAATACGGTGTCGCCGATCATGCGGTGCCCTTGGCTGGAATCCCGGACGCAACGCAACAGCAACGGCAGAAATGGGGGGAGCGACGGTTGCCGGGATTGTCGGCGCATGGCCGGTCAGGGCAAATCAGTCTGCGCGAACGTTACCAAAATTTCCTGTCAAGAGATAGTGCTAACGCCCCACGGCGCGGTCGAAATTGACAGGCGTCTGTGGAGTAGAGGCCCCCGGCGGCCAGTAGAAATCCTGGTTGGCCGTGCGCCGCCAATAGGCCCGCTTCCGAGCGAAGTCCCGATAGGCCTCGGGGTCGACCTGTTCCTGTAGCGCATCGAGGATCTGACGCTCATAGGCGAGACGCAGATACCAGGGCACGAAGGCGCCCGGCGTATTGCGGCGCAGAGCGTTCACGCTTTCGCGGCCAAGGTTGGTTTTCTGGTCTTGACCGTATTGCCAGAGGTTGCCGGCTGTCAGGCCAATTATGGGATTGAAGAGGTTTGAGGCCACCGGTCCCGCCAGCGTTTCAATCTGGCCGACGCCCGTGCGACTGACACTTGATCCAATGAAGTCGCCGAGGATGCCGACGCCGCCCGATTGCATCCAGGCCTGCGCCCAAAATTTTGGAGTCGTCATGTCCTGCGGGTCGCGCCCCTGGCCGATAGCTTTCAACTGCTTTGCCACGCCTCCAAGCAGTGTTCCGCCAATAAAGATGGCTGCGGCATACCCAACCGTCTGCGCCGCAAAGCCACGACCGGCCATGATCTCATAGTAGATGCGTCCTATGACGTTCATGGTGAACGTAGTCGGGAAGCTCTTGAGCATGGCTATGCTACGCCATACTTCACCTTGCAAGGTGCCCGGCTGCGTCTCGCCAATGTAAAAGGTGCGCCCCCGTGCTGAGGCTTCCAGCGTCGAGCCTGATCCCTCGCGGTAAAGCATCATCAGATATTTTTCGGCCAGATCGATGCCGACCGCATCCTCAATGGCGGCACGGGTCAGCATGGGCGTGCCGGAGTTGTCTGGCTCCGGCGTGGCCGAGCGAATTAGATCCCAATCGGCCGGCGTAATGTCGTGGCGCTCGAACATGCGCCGCGTGGCGGGGCCGAGCCTTTGATAGCCCATGTCCATCAGGGTCGCCATGTGCCGCTGAAAATCCAGTCCATAGGCCAACTTCTGCGCCGAGGTCATCGGCGACAGGAACGACAGCGCATGCGTGCGATCCGCGATGTAGGAGGTCCAGCCCTGCGCGTTCATGCGGTCGACCATGGCCGCCTGCTCGGCGAACGCATTGCGCACGGTGTCGAGGCCGAGACTCGTCGAGAGCGCCAACTGCCGATCCTGCTTGCCGAAGGCTTTCACAAACGATCCGAGTTGCTTCGTCACGGGAACGCTGCTCATAAGGCGAGCCGCCATCTGCGTCGTCTGATCCGTGATTGAGGACATCGGCGCGAAAGCCAGTGCCGACGACGAGATCCAGTTGCGGGCGCCTGACATAAACGCGGCAAACTCTTTGTAAACGGGAACGCCGCTTGTGCCCATATACATGGCCCACATGGCGTCGGCGCGCTTTATCAGGTGATTGGTCCGGGACTGCGGATCGCGCGGACTGATCGAGCTCCAGGCCGGCTTGATGCCGTAGCCCTGGATCGAGGTCAGGTCATTCAGCAAGGTTTGCACCTCGCCAGCCAGCGTGTGATGCCTGGGCTCCGTCGTCAGCGCCGTCATCGCATCCTCGATCTGCGACGCCGCATCGGCCAACTCGGTTTCAAGCTTGGCAATCTCGGTCGTGTGGCGCTTCTTGATCCGGTTGCGGTCGGCATTGCGCAAGGCTTCAAGGCGGGTGGTCGTCGCGTCGATGTTGGCCATCAGCGGATCGAGTGTTCCGGCTCCGTTGGTGGCCGCACTAAAGTCCTGAACCCGCTCGCCAAGGTCGCTGACCAAGGTCGGCACGCGCAAGGACGGATCGGTCATCACTTGGTTCTGCACGTAGGCCTTGAGCCGGGTCCACGTCAGGTGCGGGTTGGGGCCAAGGATCTCCATCGCGGCGATGTCGCGGGCCATCCGATGCACATGGCCGATCATGGCCGCATACACGTCGCCGCCGCCATAGAGCTTGTTATAGGCCAGATACGCATCCGCGTTCTTGAAGTGAATGAACCGATGTTCGGCGTGCTGCTTGTAGAGCGCACCCCGGCCGGGGGCGACTTCGCCCGGATCAAGCTTGGCCTGGCCAGCCGTGGTCACGGCCTCGTAGACATTGCGCAGCGCCTGGCGCAACTGGTCGTCGGTCAGCGGCGCGCCCGATAGGTTGTCCACCATGCGCGCTCGATCGAGCACCCCCGGTTGCATCAGATAGCTGATCCAGGTGTCGCGGCCGACCTTGAGAAGTGCTTCCGCATCGTGGAACTGCGGTGCGAACCAGCCTTGCAGCTTGGGAATATCCCCGCCCGCCGCGTTGAAGCGCTGGCGCAGCATCTCCGCCACGCCGAGCCATGCGTCAGCAAAAACCTTTGCCGCAGGGTTTTCCACCTTTTCCCCGGCTGCTGCGCGGATCATGTCGGCCATGTCGGTCTGCATCGAGGCCGAGCGGCGCCGCAAATCGCCCGTCACCGCACCCTTGCGGAAGTTCCACAGAACTTCGCTCAATTTCTCCCAGGCGGTCTTTTCGATGACGTTGCGCAGCGTCACCAGATCCTTGCCCGCCGTCTGATACGGGTTGGCCTCTTGGATAAACAACAGTGCCTTGGCGGGATCGTGCCGGCCTTTGGCGTCAACAAAGCTGTTCACCACGTCGATGCGTTCTTCCAGCGCCTTGGCGCCCAGCAACGCCGCGCGCTGCTGCTGAAGCTTCACGCGCTCGTCGCCTTGCGAGTTCTGAAAGCGTAGTTCGATTTCGGCCAGATCGGCGGCCAGTTCGCGCTTGCGCATCTCCGCGCCGGGCTTCATGCGGCCCCGGTCGTCGGTCATCGCAAACATCGGGCCTTGAATTTCGTCAATGGTCCGCTGCACCAGATCGGCAAGGCCGGTGCGGATGGCATCGGGATCGGCAAGGTTCTGCGTGACGATGCCCATGGCCTCATCGGCAATGAGCTTGGCCCGCTCGGGCGCAAGTCCCGTGTTGGTGGCAATAAGATCCGCCACCGTTTGCGTGACGGCGTTCTGCTGGTCTAGCGCTTCCTTCTGCGCGGCCGTCAGCAGGCCAGTGATGTTGCCGATTTCGTCGCGGCCGATCTGGTAGGGTACGCCCCGATATTCGACACCTGAAATGATGCCCTCGTCGTTGCGCAGGATACGCAGAGACGCATCCTCGGTCATGGATGAGACAAGGCCCGTTTCATCCGTGAGGAAGTTGAATTGTCTGGCGACCTTGGTCTGGTCCGCTGCGCGCAGGGCTTGCCGCACCGGCTCGGCGAGGTTGGCCAGTTGCTCGATCAGGGTTTCTGGATCGAGTTGCTGAGGCCTGGGCTCCGAGGCTTCCTGCCGCGCCATGGCAAACATCGGCATGCCCTCGGCCCGCACCTTGTCCTTGACGGTCGGGGTCAGAGGGAACAGCGTGAAGCCGGTTTCGTTGGGCTCAAACTCGCTATCCGCGCCGGGCTTATAGCCGCGCTCGCCGGCTGGCGTGGTCAGCGTTTCCACCTTCTGCGGCTGCGCTTCCTTATCGATGGATTGCAGAAGCTTGCGCAGGTTCTTGGGCACGATGCCCTCAGTCGCGCGCGAGCCGTAGAAGCCTCGCATCCCGTTCGTATCACCGGGGTTATAGCTCAGCACCGTATCGCCATGAGGGATGGCAATGTAATCCGCATCGGCTTCGATGGCCTGACGAATGGCACGACGGAGAGTTGTCGTTGTCCATTGGTCTGTAGTGTTAACAAGGGGATTGCCTGGAGATGAGGCTTCTGCGGTGCGGAGTTCGGCTTGCAGCCGGTCCCAATCCGACGAACTTATGCCCGCATTGTTGAGCTTCGGTTCGGGAATATACATCGGGTCTTCGCCCGGAAACGCCTTTCGCACGTCGTCGAAGAATTTGGCCTTTGCCGCTGTTAGCTTTGCCTTCAACTCCGCAATCTTGGCCTCGTCCCGGACTCCCCCATCCCTGAGCTTCTGTCCCCAGTCCGATTGAATCTGGTCAATCAAGAAGACGGGCTTGCCCTCATGACGAGTCAGGCTCGTCATCATGTGGCCAATGATGTTAGGCTCGGAGAAGTGGCCGGATTGGAAATTTATTGCGGCGATCGGGGCCGAGGTGTTTTGCAATACGACTTGCGCAGCCTTGACTTCATCGATGATTGCCTGCTCGTCAGGCGTCAGGTTCGGCTTTCTGCGGTCGATGGTTTCCTGCTTGGCAAGCGCGTTTTTATAGCGCTGCGATGCCGCATCATAGGCGGCCTTCTGCACCGGGTCGGGTTGGCCTTCCGGCAGATGCAGAACAGTCTCTCGATACGTCGGGTTGGAGGGGTCGAGGGAGAATTGAGACCATTTGGTCTCCTCGATCCTGTAGCCAGGAGACGGATTGCCAAACTCTTCTGCAATGTAGTTGCGGAGTCGATCAGGCTTTGCGTTCTTTGCCTCGCGCACAACCTCCTTCAGTCCGACTCTATTCTCTTCCAGATGCTTGATGATCTCGTCACGGGTGATGGAGGATTTGCCGGACATGGCCTCGCCAAGACGGGTGGCCGCAATCTCCGCATCCTTGACGCCTGCTTTCTTCAACTGCGCCAGCATTTGCTCTGGCGTGCCTTTGGCTTGTTTGAGGCCACGAGCGGCTTCCAGGGCTTTGGAATAATACCCAAGGCTATCCAAATCACGCGCGACATACTGAGTCCCATTGCCAATCGCGAACATCGGCTGTTGATCGCTGACTTCATCGAGGTCGATGATCCTGACGCCGTTTTTGTTCATCTCGACTTTGGTGACAACGAACTGTTGCCCAGCCGGGATCAAGACTTCCAGTTCGCCTCGATTGAGACTTGTATCCGCAATGAACGGAGACGCCTCGATGTCGAAGCCGCTCCAATGCTTGATCCGAAGCACGGTATCAGAATGGCCTTGCTCAAGTTTGGCAGTCTCAACCACCATCCTGGTCGTCGACATGAACGCCGGGTCGGTGAACGTATCGCCAGCCTTCAATGCGTCGTATGTCGGGTGAGCGACGAAGCGATAGACGGTTTGCTTCTTGCGCTGTGGATTGCGATCGATCGCGTAGTCCACCATCTGCCGTGCGGCATGGCGCAATGCCATCCTTTGGCCGGCGGCTGTGCTCCGAACGTCAGACAATGCCTTTTCGACTGACTCCAGGCTGTTGTAGCTGGAGCTGCCAGATGGACTTCTTAAAAGATACCTGCTCGGCCCTATCTGCTCGATGGAGTGCGTGTCTCCTTCGGAAGATAGCAGCGCACGGAAGTTTCTAAATTCTCCGCGAATGTGGCTTCTGACCACCCACGTCGTCGGACGGTCGAAAAACTTCCCGGTTGGATCGACCTTCTTTGCAAGGTCATCAATGGCCGCTATGCCGTCAGCCTTTGCATACGGTGGCACCCAATTTGCCAGAGCATCCAGATCCCGGCGCATGGACTGGCCGGTCTCGATGTCCTGGCTCATCGCGAACATGGGGCCTTGATCTTCCGGCATGCGGACGATCTGGTCTTTCTCGGAAACGTCGTAGTCCTCCCAGGGCGGGCGTTTGGCCCTCTCTTCTGGGGTCATGTTCATGCGCTTCTGGACAGTGCGGGCTTCGACCTCGCCGGCGAGACGGCGGTAGTATTCGTATGGGTCGAACGGCAGCGCTTTCTGTTCAGCTTTTAGCGCTTCGACTTGCTGGCGAATATCAGGCGATGCATTACGCAAGTTGCCGCCAGCTTCGTCGATCAGACGGGTGATACGCGCCGATATTTCATTGTAGGCGGCCACGCCGGACTTCTCATTGCCGCCCGTGGGAAAGCCTTCATCGTACTGGATACGATGCTGCAACTCATGCAGCACCGTTGACTTGCCTTCGTCCTTGGCGAGAAACGATCCGCTGTCCATCGTGATCAGATCGGAGCCGCGCGAATAGCGCCCCCGTACACGGTTGCCAAGGTCGTCGAAGATCACGGACGGGGCTTGTTCGCGCGTCGGCCAATAGGCCTGCTCTAGCCCAGCATGGTTGATATAGTCTTCAAGCGGCAACGCCTGCGGGAGATAGTCGGCTCTGTTCTTTGGGACGTGAGCCCTCAAAATATTGGGATAGGTGTCGTCCCGGTAGAAATTGGCCATCCGGGCTTGGCTATCATCAATCTCAAAGCGCCATTTCTGATCCACGCCCCGGAACCAGCCTGTTTCCTTCCAGATCTTGGTCCGATCTGCGCCTTCAGCTTCTAGTGTCTTGGCCTTGGCAAGTTTATCAAGGTCAGCCGTCTTGGCACGCTCGCCAGCAAAGGCGAACATCAGATTAGGGCTGTCAGCTTTGGCGGAATCGAAGCGGGCGTTGACGCTGCGCACCTGCTGCGGCCCGAACGGAATGGCGACGCGGTGATCTGTCCCACCGCCGCCCTTGTTCCCCATGTCGAGGATGCCGTCATAGCCAAGTTCTCGAAGCGCGGCCGTCACCTTGTCGGGGATCGATGTCCAAACGTAACCAGCTTTGTCGTCCGCGACGTTCTGCTTGAGTTCGGCAACCCATTCCTTCGGCGTCCAGCGGGTATTCTTGTCCCAATCATCCGCGCCGAACTCCTTTTTTCGGCTTCGATCGTTGCGGAATTTCTGCTCAAGATACGGAACCACAACGTCGCGGAGAGTCGCCGTGTCGTCCGTCTTCAGCGGCTTCGTCATCTTGAGGTAAACCGGCACGACGCCCTGAGCCTCGTACCATGGCGCCGTCTTTTGGCTGATCTGATGCGGGTATCCGGCCAACTCGAAAATCTTGGCCAGCTCATCCTCACGGCCGACCAGATCGCCGCCTTCAAGCCACATCTTGCGCAGCGCGGCCAGCGGATTGCCGCGTGACTCACGCATCAAGTACATCAAATGCTCGCCGTTCAGCGATGCCTCAACGCCTTCGGGATGGAGTGTCCAAGGCCCGGTCGCTTCATCGATATTTTCATATCCGACGCGGCGCATCCGCGACACGATGACTTGTTTCTGCTCCGGGGTCAGAAAATACCACGATTGCTCGACCGAAATGGGCGAGCGCCCCCCGGTCCCTAGCGCCTTCGGATCGACCGTGTAGTAATTCGGGATGTTCCCCTCGTCGACGATCGACGTATCAGGCTTTCCGCGCGCATAGTTCGATGCAATGTCCGGGCTGTCCGAAAAGAACGCCATCGGCCCGCTGGTTGCGCGCTTCGGGTCGAACTGGCTTTTATCGGCAATGCGATCTGTGCGGGCCGAGCCGTGATACCAGACCGTTGATGTGTCAAAGCCCATGGCTTGTGCTCGTGCCATACGGGCCTCGCGGCTCATGTCGAGCGTCGGTCGCAGCGCAAACGCTGTAATGTCCTCTTGCACCATGGCATCGCGAACAATTTTCCGCTTGGCCATCTCACCTGAGAGTACGGCTTCGATCACATCGTCTGCGGTCTGGAACCCGTAGCCGGAGAGCTTGTTGCGCAGGCGTTCAAAAAACTGCAACACCCGGTCGATGATGCCGTTGATCTCACGGCCGAAGTCACGTCCAGCCCGGCGGGCTTCGATCAGATGCGCCGCTTCTTCTGATTGGACGCGCGCCGCAATCTGGTTCTCGCTCAGTCCCCGCGCCCGGAAGTCCGCTTCATACGAGGCCCGGTCAAAGGCCAGCACATCATCGCCAACCAGCTTGGCCCGTTCCGCCAGCAACGCCACATCGCCGCTCTGTAGGATGCCGAGCCGTTCCAGGGCATGCGTCACTTCATGCGCCACGCGCGCAATCTCGCCGTCTTGCAGTGCGGCAAGCGAGACATAGACGGCATTGGTTTGAGGATCGTCAAAGGCAGCAACACGGCCGCCGGCTGCTTCGCGCAATTCAACCGCAGCCCGCAAGCGCTCCGGCAACGCCCTGGCATTGGCATAGACGTTGAACCCGACGCCTGCATCACCCGCCATCCAATTGAATTCGGACGTGGCCGCATCGACCAAGCGTTGCGTCGGGTCGGTTACTTGGGTGTCTTGGGTGACTCGGAAGAATGGGATGTCGTCGTCTGGTCGCGCTTCCACGACTCGATCTTGGCGACCAGCAAGCGCATTTCCTTCAACCGCTCGCGCACGGAAATGGTCTCGGATTGCGGTTTCGTCTCTAAGTCCTGCGATGCCAAGTTGGTCAAGCTGGGTCTCCAAATCCCGGAAGGCGCGCCATGCCTCAAGATCGGCCGCATCCTGCAATCGTATCACAGGCTCGCCATTGATGTCCCGCGACAGTGCGTCAAGGAACTCGGAAATTGACGGCCGCTCGGGGAAAAATCCGGCCTCATAGGCTCGCAGTGCCGCGTCGTCGAGCGTGGAGCCCTTCTCCGAAATCAGTTGCCGGTTTTTGCCGCCAAGCATGGCGGTAATCTCGCCGCCTTGGTCCTTGAGCCGGCCCGTGTCCATGATGAAGGCTTGCAGCCCTTGAGGACGCTTCGGCCGCTTTTCTTCTTTGACGTACCGCCAGAGTCCAATGAGGTCGACAACCTCGCCCTCGCTCATGATGTCGCCCGTCACCGGGTCGCGGTAGATCGCTGCGTCCTGAACGGCTTCGGCAACCGCCTCATCCACGGCTCGCGCCACATTGGCGGCCCGCTCGATCGGGTCCGGCGTCAACTCCCGCGCTGTCGGCTGGCGTGCCGGCGAATTCGCGTCGATTTCCGGCGACTTCGCTGCGGTTCCCGCTTGCTTCCCTTTGCCCTTGCCGCGCTGGACCGGGGCTAGGCCCAACTCCTGCGCCTGGTCGGCCATCAAGGCGTCGACCTGCGCCTTGGCATCGGGGCCATAGGGGTCATCCAGAGCCTTGTCTTTGAGGCCCCGGCTTTGCGGGGTTGGCCCGATGTCCACGGTCGGGGCTCGGTAGTCTGGCGATTGCAGCAGTTCCGACAGCACATGCCGCACCTCGGCCGGCGTGCCGGGTGCGCGCTTGGCCAAGTCCTGAAGCGCCCGCGCCTGCATCTCCATGGCCGGAACGTGGTCAATCACGGCCTCGATGTAGTCCTCGCGGAATTGACCTGTGTCCTGAAGATCCTGAAGCTCTTTGCTCATCAGGCCGTCGCGGAGCCGCAGGATCTCAAGCTCGCGCGCCGCGATCTGTGTTTCCAGGTCAGCCCGTGCCTTCTCGGCCTCGGTGCGCAGCCTCAGCACCTCGTCACGCGCCTTGGCGTCTGCCCGTGCCGTGTCGACGCTGGCCTCGTCGCGTAGCCGTGCCTCGATGTCTGCTTCCAGCCGCTTCAATTCCACGCGCGCATCGGCCTGCATGTCGGTGATTTCACGGAGTTGCGTGGTCGAGACCTCACGCACGACCGGCACCGGCTCAAGCTCCGGCGTGTCGATGTGGCGGGTGGCCTGCGCGAGCGCCGCATCATGCTCAACGTCGTGAATTTTGGATGAAGGCTTCTGGGCCAACCGCTGATCGGCTTCCAGCGCATCGAGCGCCTGGATTGCGAGCGGGTCGTTGAGCCCTTCCTTTTCGGCCAGTTGGCGGATAGCCGCCGCATCCCCGGCTTCGGCCTTCTCATGAACGGTCGGCGCCACGTCCACGGTGCGGCCATCCGCAAGCTTCTTGCGATAGGCCATCACCTTGCCGGCTTCATCCAGCACGGGCTCGTAGCCAAAGGCCCAGCGTCCGGCGCGCGACGTGCCACGTATCGCGGCATCCAATCCACCGCCCAACGCAAACGCGGCGCCAATGTCGACAGCCGCCTGACCCGCCCCATAGTCGAGGCCTAATTCCTTACGGGCGCCCTGGCGCAGCGGCGCCATGCCAACCTCGACGCCCGCGTTGACGGCGCCCGACTTCAGGAACGATTCAACGATGCCCTTCATGCCCGCAGCCGAGCGGCCGGCCCAGACCATGCTCTGCAAGGGCAAGCTGCCGACCATCAGCGGGTCTTTGAACGTGCCTTTTACTTCGGCACCCAGCCACGCCAGATACGGCGCCACGCCCTTGGAACGCGCCCACGCTTCCTCCGCCTGCTTCTCAGCGTCCGCACCCATCTGCCGCGCCTGGCTTTCGAAGGACATCTCCGGCGGCAGGATCGCATCACGGTGCTGGGGATACTTATCCGCCAAATACTGCAAGCGCTCGCGATAGCCCTGCTCGTAGCGGCTCCAATAGAACGACTTGAACCCGAGCGTTCCGCCGTCGCGCTGGTATTGGTGCCAGTCTTTGTAGAGGTCCACTTCCTTCTCAGGCGTGACCTGGAATTTCATGCTGGAAATCAGGCCGGACGAGTCCTCGCCAAACGGCATATCCTCGCCGGTCAGATCTTTGATCTTTTTCCGGTGCTCGCGAAACACGTCCTTGCGGTTTTCCTCGAATGAAAACCATTGCCGCGACTTGTCGACCGCCTCTTCCTGCGTGCGGAACACCTCGCCAACGCCAGCCGTCGGCTGGTCCGGCTTGTCCAGGGCCGCGTCGTCCGGGAGTATGATCGGGGAAAAGTTCGGTTTGGTGAAAAACATCATCACTCCGGGAAGAAGGCGCCGGGATAGCGGCGCTTCAGGATCGGATAGAGCTTGTTGAGATCGAGCACGAACAGACCACTGGGCTTGGCCGTCTTGCCCGCTGTTGGGCGGCCCGGAGCCGAGGGGTCCGTGACCCACGCGCCCGCGAACGCCCAATCCTCTTTACTGGACCCGAGCGCGCCCATCGCCACCTCGTAGCGCCCGTTGGCATTGCCATCGCGGGCGTGGGAGAGCGTGCCCTTGCTCAACAGGCTCGCCATCGGGATGCGTTCGCCTCGACTGTTGACGGGTGGCGCAATGCCGGCGGCAATCAGATCCTCGTCCGTGACTTTTTGCAGGACGGTTTTCCAGTTTTCCCCATCGCCCGGCGTCCAGCGCGACGTAAAACTCTCCTGCTTCCATTGCGGCGGCAGAACAATCGTGTGCGGCCGCCTCCCAAGCACCGGGTCGGTCTTCTTGCCCGTCTCGGTGATGCCGCCGTAGACCTCGCCCTTGGCGTCCTTGCGCTCGCCCAGCACCTCACGCATGGCCTGCAACAAGGTCTCTTGCGTTGCCTGTCCCGTCTTGTGGGCGCGCGTTCTCCAGGCTGCGGTTGCCGCCGCCATCACCATGTCTTGCTGGGCCTTCGGGAATTGCGCGAACGTATCGCCGAGCGCTGACTTGGCGCTCTCCACCATGATCTTGTCCGGGTCAATCGGCTTGTAGCCCGTGACCTGCCGGTTCTTCATGTCGGTCGAGATGTCCATGGCCAACTGCGGGTTGGTTGGCAGCAGATAGCCCGCAATAGCCGCTTCGGGGATCTTGTCGGACAGCTCACGCATGGCCTGCGTGGCGTGCATCGGCCCCCATCGCTCGACAATCGGCGCGGCAATGCTCAACGGATCGGCGCCCTGCTCGATCAGCTTGGCCATCCCCTTGCGCTCAGCTTCCGTGAAATACTGCATCGGGATCTGGAATTGCTGCGCCACAACGGTCGCTTCTGCCAGCCGAGCGTCAATGGCCGAGGGATTGTTGAGTTGCGTCGTGATGTCGACGCCAGGCAAGGTGATGCCGGTTGACCGCGCCCACGACAACGGGTCTTCACGCAGCTTGGTTTCCTTCTTCACGACCAGATCTTGCAGCGTCTCCAGGGCCTTTTTCTCAACGTCGGTCGGTGTCCGGTTCTGGAACGCGCGCTGCCATTGCGCGATCATTGCCTGCGTCTGTGGCATTGGGGCGATCTGCGCCTTGCGGATTTCATCGCGCATCGAGGTCAGGGCGCCAAGCTCCAACGCCAGCGCGGGATCGCGAGCGCCCTGCACCGCTGCGGACAGCGCGGCTTCGGTCGGTTCATCCAGCGGGTAGCCGTCCAATACCTTATCGCGGGCGCTTTTGATCGCGCCCTGGACGCGCTTCTTGTCCATGTCGATCCAGGTCGGACCCTTCTCATCAAGATGGCGCAGCATTTCAAGCGCAAGCGAGTTCTTGAGACGCTGGCCGGGTGCGGGTGTCAGTGCGCCGGGCTTGGTGGCGTCCGTGGTTACAGAACCACCAGCATCCGCCACCCGCACCGGGGCGCCAGGAATGGCGTTGGCTTCGCGTGGTTCGCCCCGATCATTGGCCGGAACCCGGCCCGCCGTCAGGGACCGGGCTTTCAGGTCTTCACCTGTCGGCGCGCCACCCGCCAGGAACATCTGCACTTCGCGCCCGCGACGGTTGGCAACGACGCCCCCCTTGTCGTCGGCCCGCATCAGATCGGCGGCCTTCTTCATGTCGCCGTCGTTGATCGCCGCGAACACGTTGCGCGCCGCGCCGTTGGGTCCCGCGTTGAACACGTAAGACACCAGCGCATCCCGTTGCGGCTGGGCCAGCGGCACCTTGACCGCCTTGTCGATCGCCGCGTTGGCCTCAGCAAGCTCGGCCTGCAACCGCCGCTCGCCTTCCGCCTCGTCGATCTTTTCGCCGGGCCGTCCGCGCGTGCCCCAGCCGACCGAGGTCTGCCGCCCGTCAGCGTAGGCTTGCGGCCTCCAGCCTTCTTCCTTCTTGATGAAGTCCAGGCCGGACTGGCTGACCGCGCGAGCGGCCGTGCCCGCGACCTGCGGCGCGGCTCCACCGCCTTGCAGTTCGGCCAGCAATTGCGCCCGGTTCGCGCCGATATAGTCCAGCACATCCTTGCGCCAGGCGGCTTCCTTTGGATCTTTGCCGCCGCTTTTGGTGGCGCGCGGGCCGCCTTCGGGATGCGTCAGGATGTTTTCGGCCGGAATGCCGAACTTCTCCTGCACCATGAGCACGGCCTTGGCGCCGTTCCTGATCGCCTGCGGATCAAGGGTGTCGCCTTCATAGCCGATGTGCGAGATGCCGATCGAGTGCTTGTTGAAGTCGCGCGCGTGTGGCGCCTGCCGATCAAAAGGCACCTCAAGATTGATGCCGCTCTTGTCGAAGGTGATGTGATACTGCGGGATGTTGCCGCCCTGCGGCACCCGCTTGCGGCCGGGATCGTCCCCCGACACGTCATGCAGCACGATATGCGTCGGCTTTTCCAGGCGGCCAAACCCGCGCCCCGGCTTCGACGTAAAGTCCCGAATGTCGGAAACCGGGCCAGTCGGCACAACCGGCTCCGTCTCGACCATACCGCCGAGCTTTTCCCGAATGCGCTCCAGCGTCGGGCCAACCACACCGGCCGGGATCTTACCCTTGGCCATCAGGTTGTTGATCGACTGATCGAACATCGCGCGCACATTTTTGTATTGTTCTTCGCGCTGCTTTGGCGTCAGGCCGGGGATCTCATCGATCATGCGTTGGCCGAGCCCGACCGCCGTGGTCATCGACTGCTCAGCCGCTTCCGCAGTCGACCAGTCCAGCGCGCCGATCTGCGTTTCCAGCAGGCTTTGCGTCGCAATCACCCGCGTCTGCGTGCGCAGCTTAGACCCGTGCTCAATCGCCCGCTCGTAGCGATTGCCGCGCTGCTGCTCATAGAACAACGGATAAGATTGCTGCATCCGCTTGGATCGCAGTTCCCCCGTCACCGGGTCCATGTGCTTCTTGTAGATGTCCTGCGACCGGCCCTCGAAATCCGAGCCGTCGCCCTGATACGTCTCCTTGAATTGCAACAGCTCCGCATCGGCGTTGTTCAGCGCCTTTGCCACGCGGAGCTTGTCGTCAAACTCGGCTTCCTTGTCCTGCTCCGCCGCGAACGACCCGAACGCATCGCCCAACGACGCGATGCCCCGCCCAAGCGCCTGCATGGCGCGGCCGGGAGCTTCATAGCCATCACCCGTCGAGAACGGTTGCGGACGGGGCTCATAGCCAACCGTCTGCTCAGTCACAGGGATCTTGGGAATAGCAGCCCCCGCCTTATGCGTTGATCTTCAATGCGCCGCCACTGCCGCCGAACCCCTTGATGGTCCCGGCAATACCACTCAGGAACGTACCCGCCGCCGCGATCTTGCCCGCCTGCCGCGTCGAAGCTGCCTGGGCTTCGAGATCCTTGGCCTTGTTCTCGTTGCCGACCGCCGCGCTTTCCGCGTTCACGTAAGCGGTGCCCTGGTCCATCGTTCTGTCTTGCCAGTTGGACCCGAAGATCGTCAGCGCCGCGCTTCCATACGTCGGATCGACGCCACCCTTGGCCGCGTTAGCAATGCCGGTGCCTTCAACCTTGTCGTACTTCATGCCGAGCTTTTCCTGCTCGGCCATGCCCTGCATGCGGTTCTGCCGCGCGTTGATCTTGGACACCGTTGCGTTGTATTCCATTTGCTGTGCCTGCGCGTCGGCCTGCTGCTTGGCACCCATCGCGCTGACCATCGATCCGGCAAGTCCAGCAATCGCGCCGACGGCCATCATGCACATTCAAATCACCCCGAAGTCGAGAGTTCAGCGACCAACGCGATAACGTGAAACGGCAATGGATCGTCGTGCTCAATTCTTACCACAGCTTCACGATCCCAGCCCGATGGAAAATCCACGCTTTCCTGAGAAATACCCGTAAACAGCGGCGGACTTGCATCCATCGGCTGCGTTGCGCGCCGATACAGCAGCGCCTTTTGGTTGGACGCATCCGGCCCCATGCTGCCACCAAGGGACGCGACCAGTCGCGGGTAGACCTGGCTGATGCGCTTGGCCCGGCTTTGCGCCGTTCCCGCCTGGGCGCCCGCTTCTAGATCCTGGGTTTCCAGAACCGCCGTGTAGCCATAGCCAACGTGCGCTTTGGTCGTGGCTCGGTTGAGCGTGACGCGGCCAGCGCTCGTCACTGTGTGGCTTTCGACAGCGCCGTTGTTCAGCACCTTCACATCCTGCCCGCGCAGATGCCAGAGCCCCGAGAGTGTCGAGGTCGATGTGCCCGAATAGGTCAACGAGCTATCCAGCAACACCGCGTCTTCTTTGTCGGCGTCATCCTGGAATGGCGGCAGCATCACCTCGATAGAATACGCTCCGTTGCGCAGCACGGACAGCCACAACTCATCGCCCTCATCGGATGGGATGACGCAGATCGATTGCGCCTCGCCACTGCCGCCCAGGATATGCCGGCCCCAGGCAATAATCTCTTGCGCCCGCTCATAGGTGCAGGCTGCCAGCGTGCCATCCGTGCGCCGGCACCAGATCACGCTATCCGGCACGAGTTCATAAGCCACCTCGGTGAAGCCGGCGCCCATGATGTGTTCAGAAAAAATCGTGAGATCCGTGGATTGGAAGGCATCATCGGCATAGCTGTATTGGTACTCCCGGAGCTTGCGGGCGGGGTTGTTTGCCGCGCCATCGCGCTGCGGATAGAGCACAAGCTGATTGACGCGCACCGGATGCGCTTCCGACGTGCCATAGGAGGTCTGCACGACGGCCTTAAAGTTGGTAGGGGTCAGCGCCTCGTTCTGGTTGCTCGCCGCAATCGCATATTCCGACGCGCTGGTGCCCGCCATCAAGACGCGGCCCGAGGCCAGCCACCGGATCACATCGGCCGAGCCGCCGGCAATGCGATACGTCACCGCTTTGTCGTCTTCGCTGCCGTCGGTGAAATCCTCATAGCCGCCCGATCGCGTGCCCCAAATAACCGACGGCTCCGAAGTCGACCCGGCCAGGAATAGACGCTGCTCGTAGAACGCCAGCGCTCCCGGATAACCACGATAATCCGACCAGGCGCCCTCTTCCCAAAGGCTTGTGCCGGCGCGGACGACAGACTCGGGCATCTGATACCGCACAATTTCGGCAGTCGCGACGGTGGCCGACGTGACGGCCGTGATCCGTACGATGCAATAGCCTGGATGCAGGAAGTCAGAGTCGAAGTAGTTTGATGCCGTTGGTCCAAACACCCGGACGCGACCGGACGTGTGATCGGGGACCCTCGTGTATTGCCCCCAGTTGGCAGTGCCCGCGACGCTGGCAACCCCGTACACGTTTCCCGCATTGGTATAGGTCGAGCCGGCTGAGATGGTAATGCCCGACGATCCCAGCGGCGCCGAAGACACGCCAACTGCGCCTTCCTCGTTGAGCCGGAACAGCCCGCCGATCATATCCGAATCGAAGGCGTTCGTGGTGGCCGTCAGTGTGCAACTGGTGCCGACCGTGTAAGTGCCATACGCTGTCGCAGCAAGGGAAAATGCGCTCGGCGTGATCTTGAGATCGGGATTGCCGTTAATCGTCCGGAACGGCCCCGTTGTGATTGTTGGAGCCGTCAGCGTCCAGGACGTGTCCGAAAACCGGGTGATCTTGCGAAGCGGATGCGATCGATGCGCAATGTAGAGCGTATCGTAAACCTGAGCGAAGGTCATCTCGTCGACATCGGCCATCGAGTAGGTCGTGACCAAGTTGACGACCTCTCCCACTGTGCCGCCGGACGTGTAGGCGGTATATCCCGAGGTATCGACGTTGAGTTCAAACGTGTTGGCGGTCAGCACCGTGACTTCAAAAATCCGATTATTGACCTCGGTCATTCCTCCGACCGAAAGGATTTGCACATAGTCTCCGGTCGTCAGCCCGTGCGATGTTGCCGTCACCACGCCATTGGCGGCCTGCGTGATGCCGGTGATGGCAACCGGGGTAAACGTGATGACGCCCCGATCTTTGAAAAACCACACGAACTCGTGCCCGAACCCGAGGCAATAGCTCTGCTCGGTGCTGTACACGAACGGCACTAGCCGGAGCGCGCTGAAATGCTCGCACACGAACCGCGTGCCCGAGCGCTTACGGGCGCCACCGTGCGGAACGATGTCGAAGTTCTCCAGCGTGCGGCAACCGGAGGCGTATTTCTTGATATCGGTACGGCCGCGCAGCCGGGGCGATAGCTCACCGCCACTAAAATTCGTAATCGGATAGGTGACTTTAGCCAAGATCAGAGCCTCGCTGTCAGCCAGCCGGTGGCGTCAACAAACTCACGCGGCGTGCCTTCTTGCGCGTTGACGCTGCGCGCATCGCGGATCTTGGCCGCGTACATATCCCACATCGTTTTTGCGAGACTGGCGTTGTCGGCCAGCGGCATAGCCAGCTCGGCGGCCAATCGCTGCGCCAAGCAATCGACAAACAGCGTGTCGAATTGCGCTGCGTCCGTCACCCGCGCGACGTATTCAAGCCTGACGGTCGTTTCATCTGACAGCAAATACCGCCCCTCGATCTTGTAAGGAGCCCCCGTCGAATACGGATAGCCGTACTCGATCCCGCCCGCGATATCGTCAAGGTCCGTGCGGATCACCTTGAGGCAATCCGCCGGCAAGGCGTGCTGATAGGCAAACTCGTGGTTGGGCGTTGTGGCCGACAAGGCCAGCGTCGATCGCCTAATGGCAAAATTCCAATGGTGATCGCGCAACATGAAATCTCGCGCCAAAGGGTAGTGCAGATTGCACAGATCTGCCGCCTTGGTTCCCTCGTTGAGAGCGGAAATCATGCTGTGACCCAACCGGGTCAGGGCAAGATTGCAGATGTCGGTTTCGGAGGCCATTTGCGATCCTCAGATGGGCAGGCGCCAACCGCTTACGGCCACCGCGCGTCTGCGGTGTAGTCCTGCGGAATAGGGTTCATTGCCTCGATGGTATTGGACGCGGCGCGCACCGCCTTCACCCAATCCCAGGCCTCCCGCAACGCCACCTCTTCTGCGGTTTCTTCAGAGGTCAACGCGCGGGCCGGCTGGAAGGTATTGTCGGAATCCCGCATGTAGCCCGCTTGAATGCGAAACAACTCGTTGGATCGCGCATTCATGTTCATTTGCTTCCAAAGAGGAAACGCCTCCAAGATGCGCCGTGAGGCCTCTGCCTTGACTTGTGCAGGGCTTACTTGCGGCGGGACGTAGGTCGCGATGTCTTGACGGGCACTAACGTCTGGCCACTCCGGGCGGCTGGGGTTGTAGAGGACGACCCCAGCTTCTTCGGTTACTGCCTCGATCAGGGTCTGTGCCTGGTTGAGCCAGCGCAACGAGGTGATTGTATACATATGCGATTAGACCTTGATCTCGGTGATCTTGATGTGGCAGCCGTCGGATGTGTCGAGGTAGGCGACACTGTTTATCTGATTGAGTTGCACCGTGTTTGTGCCGTTGCCGCCAAACCTGAACTTGATCGTGATGGCCGAGGTGGTGCCCGCCGTGAAAGACCCGGCGAAGTAGAACGGCACGGCGAAGTTTGCGCCCGCCGCGTTCAACAACTGAGCAGCAAAGGCGGAGGCGTCGCTGTCTTTGAACAGAGCGAACGTCGCGGCTGCCGTGGTGCTGGCCGAAAACATACCCCAGCATTCGACTAAGATCTTGCTGGTGGACTCTTTGGGCGTGACATTCAAAGTGAATGCCTCGACACCCTCCGTGTTTTGCGGAACAGTATTGTCAGCCGGGATCGTCGTCGCGGTCGAGAACACACCCGTGTTCTTCGTCTCGACGATTTGAACTATCGAGCCGGCAGGTAGACGAGCGATAGGCAGCGTACCCGAGGTCAGGTCAGCAGCAGAGTGGACGTGTGACGTATCCGCTTTGGCCGAGGTGGCCAGGGCGGACCATGAAGACAGGTTGGCAGATGCAGCCTGTTTGCCAGAAGAAAGCGTATCAAGCGCCGCCGCAACCGTGGCGCCTGACACACCACTATCGTTTGTAACACCCGATGCGGTTGTGCTCGCACTTACGCCAAGCGTTGCCCGCGCATCCGCAGCGTTTGCATCGTCGAGCAACGTCCGCGCAAACGCCGTGATTGGTGTTGTGTCGGCTGTCGTCGCCCCCGTGAAATACGGCATGCTGTCAGCCGTTGGCGTCAGCCCGGCAAGCGCGCCGGTCTGCGCGTCATAGATCACATCGACAAGATCACGCAGTTGCCCGTCTTTTAACACCTTGGCGCGCGTAACGTCGGCCTCGTCCATGTTGACGGGGAAACCAAAAATTTGGGAGCGGATCGGGCCGGTCACATCTCACCTCGTCCTGATAAAGAAAAGAAGAAGCGGAGCGTTGGCCCCGCTTCTTCGACTGGTGTCAGGTAGCCGAGAAATAGAGATCCACCACCAGCGTACCGCTGGATGGAAGGTTGGCCGTGGCGATGGTGATGAAGATCGTTTCCGCCGCCGTCAGCGGATCGGCGCCAGCAATCGCGGCCGGTCCAAACAGCGTCGGCGTGTCCGTCGCCGTAAACGTCGCCGCCGCGCGGTATTTGCCGGTGGTGCCGGTGATGCCGATCGCGATAGTCGACGTGCCGAGAGATACCGTCGTGTTCAATACGCCGTACATGAACGCAGAGCCCTGCGGCACGCGCGCCAGGACGATCGTGTCCGACGTGGTTTGCGTGGCCAACGTGATTTTGGCCCGATAGCGACGCACGCGCGCTTCGTGCACGGCGCCGGAGGCGAGAGACGGCGGGGTTGTGTTCAAATACCCGTTGGCCTCGGAAGCGTAGAGAACTGCCATATGAGAGTTCCTTTAGATGAGAGGAAGAGGGATCAGATGGCTACCGATTAGCCGGGACCGGCGGTCGGATCGCACTCGATATAGCCCACGCGAGCCTCTTCCATGCGGGTCGCACCGATGGTCATGCTCAAGAACACCTGCGTGGCATAGTTCTTATCCGCGCGCTCGCTGATGCGAGACGAGATGTCTTTGCCGACGCCGAGCAGCATGCCGCCCTTGGCCCAAAACAGGCACTTGTGGTCGGAGTTGCTGTCGACACCGATGCGCTCAGTCACGATGATGTTGAAGCCGGCGAATTGAGCGACCTGGCCATTCACGAGCGGCTTGATCGCGTTGTAATCGTGCGACGAAACGCGCGTATCCATCAGCAGTGACTTGACCTGCGCCGCGTTGATGACGGCCCAGCACTCGTCATCCGGATCAACGTTGCCGGCGCTGAGGAGCTTCTTGGCTTCCAGCAGCTTGGCGACGTTGAGTCCGAGATCGGCGGCCGTCACGCCAGGCCACCTGACCTGCACGTCCACGACCATGTTGCTATCGAACGACGTAGCGGTGCCACCGTCAACGCCCGTGTAGGCTGTGCCGTCGGCCGCCGCAATGATCGCGTCGTCCATGGCGCGACCCATAGCCATCGCACCTGCCTCGGCATACTGCGAGGTCGGGTCGATGAGCATGCGGATCTGGTCTTCGCTGTCGATGATGTCGGCCCAGTCGTAGTCACTGAGCGACACGCGGCGACGCTGGTGCGGCGTGTCCATGCGCGGCGTGTCGGAATGCCGAGACGTGCGCAGGCGAGCAGAAACCGCGCCAAGCTGCTCGAAATAGGCGTTTTTGCCGTTCACGGTTTCATTGCGAACAGCCCGGCGCAGCTTGGAGCCTTTCTGCTGCGACAGGTGGTAGACTGTGGAACGATACTGTTCCACCATAGACGTGGTGATTTGGGTCGACATGGCGTCGAGCCTCCTATCAAGATGTTGAGATAAGGGGGTGTCGTCCGCTCAGTCGGGTATCGGCAGAGTGCCGGCCGTCCGCGTGACTAGATACGCGCGTGAGACGCTACGGAACTGCGTCAGGATGCCGGGCCGCCAACGGGCGGATTGTCCGGGCTTTTGCGCGGCCGACCAGGACCTCGACGCGGGGGCTCGATGGCGTGTCCCGCAGCCTCTACAGTCGGCGCCGCAATTTCAGGTAAAGGCGGTGCCGGCGTGGGTTGATCGACCCACACGCCATGCGCCCGCGCTAGTCGCTCGATCTCCGTCACGTCGCCGCATCCGGATAGCGAGCATCGAACAATTTCTGGCGCTCTTTCACCGCCCATTCGTGTTGCGGGTGGCCCTTGTTAAACAAGGCCTCGGTGTTTTTGCGCATGAAGTCGGCAATGGCGCGATCGAGGTCGGCATGGTTCGGAGCCTGCGGTGCCGTGCCCTTCAATCGGGTTTCGCCTAACCGCTCCTCGCCGATCTTGACCCAGGCGCGAATGGTGCGCGGGTCGTTTCCAAGGCCGGTTTCATCGAGATATTTGATGTAATCGGGATCGGCAAACTGCGACAGCGCAGCCTTGGCCAGTTGCACCTTGGCGTCGTAGCGCGAGCCGTATTCCCGTTGCAGCGCGTGCTGCGCCTGGACCTTGCTTTCTTCCTGAAGCTTCTGCCAGTTGTTGTGCGCCTCGATCCGCGACTTCACATAGGAGTCGTACAGATTTTTCGTCTGGCGCTTGTTGAGGCCGTTCTGGTGTGCCCAATTGCGAAACGCTTTCTCGCCATCCTCATCATATTCGATCGGCAGATTGGCCGGGCGCTCAATCTCATAGTCATCCGGCTTTTCAGGGCGGCCCGTGGCCGCGTACCAGCGTTGCCAGCCTTCCTCGTCGTCGTCGCCGGCAGGAACAGGAACCTTTTCCCGGCCGAGAAGCTTTTCTAGGCTTTGGTAACTTTTTCCCAAGTCCTCGATCTTCGGGGCCTTGCGTTCCGGGTCCCAGAATTTCGCCGGGATATACTCAGGCGGTCCATCCTGGACCGCTTGAACCGTTGCTGCCGCACTCCCCGGCGGAGGCGCGGTGCCACCAGCGTCGGCCGGGTTGCCGCCTTGCCCCGCGCCTGGCTCAACGCCAGCCGTCAGGATAGACGACCCTGCATCCAAACTCATGCAATCCTCATCGTATTAGGCGATCCACGAGGTCTATGTCCTCGGTCGCGGTTTCAGCAAAGCGCTCGGGTTTGAGCGCCAGCAGTTGTGCGATACGCAGCGCGACATTTCGCTCGCCGTTGGCCGTTGCGATCTCAATGGGATCGCGGCCCTGGATCGGCGAATAGACATGAAACTCCGAAAACAGATGCGCGATTGCCGTGCGGCCCTCTGGGGTGCCGTAAAACGATTTCCACGCGGCTGAGAGCGCGCCTTCCGGGGGCCTTCGTGCCATTACATAACCGCCGGCTCTGGCATTTCACCTTGAGCCAGTTGGCTCATCTCGTAGCGAGCGCGCGGGTTTTCCTGGGCTTCGCCGGCAAACTGCGAGATCAGCGCGGCCAGGTTGCCACCCTTCTCAGCCCCAGCACTCAGATCCTTAATGCCACGCGCGCCGGTCGCCATGATGTTGGCCGCTGGGCCAGCCACAGCCAACTGCTGCTGCATCTGCTCCATTTGCGCGCCCTGCTCCATCGCTTCTTCATCGCGCAGCAGGTCTGGATCGTTGTTGAACAAATCCCACAGCCACGAGACCAAGGCATCCACATCGACGCGCTTCTGGACGATCTGCGCCATGACCTCGGGGCCGAAGGCCGAAAGGACTTGGAAGGTTTGCATGATGCCGCTGATCGCCTGCTGCTTCTGGGCCGTGGCGATGGGCGACACATACTCAACTGTGAAATCCTGGCCTTGAATTTCCTTCGGGGCCGGCGGCAGCTCGCCCAACCGGGAGAGGATACCAAAGACGCGATCGACCAGAGGCCCGAGCATCTCGCTTTCCAGCCGTCCAATCAGCGGACCAAACAGCCGCATCTGCTCGGCCGTGCGCTGCATCACCTCGGTGGCCGTCATGTTGGCGCGGTCGGTCATCCTCATGATGTCAGCGAAGAACGTGCGCAGGATGCGCTCGCGCAGCGCCAACTGGTCCTCCATCATCGCCTGGATGCCTTGCAGGCTGACCGGCATTTGGAACACGCTGTCCGAGGGATTGCCCCTAAAATACATCAAGCCGCCCGGCACCGTGCGCGCCTGGCCAATCAGGCTGTCGTCGCGGATTCCCATCGGCGGATCGGCGGCTTTTTGCAGGAGCTTAATCTTGGTCAGCTCCATCGCCTGAAGCATCTTGATGTCCGGCAGCGCCGTCATCGCAGGCGAACGGCCATAGACCTCGCCACCGTAGCGCGACCAGCGCGGCACCAGATACGGGAACTCGGGGAAGCCGCTTTCTTCAAGCAGATGGCACGTCTCGTGCTCGAAATAGATCGACGCGAACGGCATATTCTTTGCGTTCTTCACCTTGTATTCGCGCTCGTTGTCCTCGCGCGGGTGGACGCTGTGAATGACCTTCACGGTCTCATCATACAATTTGTCGTCGTATTTTTTCTTTACCTCTTCCGAGACTTTCCAAACGCCTTTGCGCTCCATCTGGATCATTTGGCGCACGGTGTAGGCCGTGCAGCGCATCAGCGTGTCAACGCGCCCATCAACGTTTTCTGCAATCACGCACTCAGCGAGCGGGCGGGACTCGAACAGCAACCCGTTGTCATCCCGCTGGCCGATGTAGATGACCGCCGTTCCAAACGCGCCGAGGTCTAGATAGGCCTCATGCAGTGTCGTGGTGAAGTTGGTGCCCGGTTGGTACAACTTCGTCCACATTTTCTCTTCGACATCGGAGAGATACTTCTGCACGGCCGGCGCTTCATTGACCGGGGTCTGCGTCCCGTCCTGGTTGACGACATCGTCCGTCATGAGGCGCAGCGAGAACCACCGGCTTGCCGGGTTGGTGGCCATGCCATGCAGACCGGCCGCCAGCATCTCGTTGGCGTGGATGCCCGTGCTGTCATAGACGCGGTTCATCTTCTTTTCGCCGGGCGTGCGCATCCCGACGAAATCGATCTTGCGCGGCGAGACGAGTTCTCCAACCTCCTGCCAATGGCTTTCGCAGTTCGTGCGTTCCGACGCGCTTTTCAGCCCATCGTAACGCTCCTTAAGGTGGATGATCTTCTCGTCATACTCCATGTCAGGTGCCCAACACAGGAGACGCGCCAGCCACCTGCGGACTGAGGCCAGCGCCAGTCATGGCACTCGACGGGCCACCTTGCACAGCCGCGCGGGATTGACGGTTGCGGGTCGCCTCGATCTTAGTGGCCTGCACTGTCGGCGGCGGCGGCGGAGCCTGCGGCGGCGGCGGAGCGGGCGGAGCTTTAGCCATGCACATTAAACACCTCCCGACATTGACGTGCCAAGCTCAGAGCCGAAAGCGGCCGGCCGCTGCGTGCCACCCGTTGCGGCAAGCTGCTGCTGGCGCTGCTGCTGCGTGTTGGACTGATCCGGCACAGCGTTGGCCGCCGTGGTCTGGACCACAGGTGCTGGCGCTGGCGGGGCGGAACTTTTCTTAGATCCGAAACACATATCTTGCCTCCGTTTAGTAGGCTGCCGGCGCGGTAGTGCTGGTGCCCAGCTCAGAACCAAAGCTTGGCGCCTGCGGTTGGCGTTGCGCTGCCATCTGCTGCTGCTGTTGTTTCAGACTGTCGTTGCCGGCCCGGAAATCGAACGTCGTGGGCTGCATCGGCTCGGGCGGCACCGTGGTCTTAGGCTTGCTCGATCCCCCGAAACACATCATTGGCCTCCTAGATATTCGTTCATGACACGTGTTTGGGCGACTTGTAGCGCGCCCATCAGCGCCACCGATTGTCGATTGGCGGCATAATTTGTGGCGGTCACACCGTCCCGGCCGACGCCTGCGATGGCGATGGCCGTGATCGTTCCGTCCATGGCCAGCTTCAGCATGCTGTGCAGTGCCATCAGGACATATTCATCCGGCTCGTTCGCGACAGGTGGAACGACAGTCAGAACGGGCGCAGTCATGCCGCAGCCTCTTTGGGACGCACGTAATCGGGACGGAGCACACGCACACCCGTGTCCGGGAACCAGACAAACCGCTGAAAGCTTGACCCGTCCTTGCCGAAGCCACGCATCGGCGGGCCTTCGGGCTCGGCCCCGAGCGCCACAATCATCTTGTGCGCCTCGGCGTGGTCGATGTGCGAGTTGCAATACAGTCTATTGGCCTTCTGCGTGGTCAGGATGTCGGCCGCCTCGCGGCGAAACCATTTCAGCAGTTCGAACGCGCCAGCTTTGAACTCATCCGTTCCGAACATGATGACCTGCCAAACGGTCGGGTAATCCTCGCAGAACGCTCCGAGCGCAGCGGGCCGACCCTTGTGCCAGGCGATGCGGCCTCGTCCCATGTTGCGGATCTGGTGATAGGCTTCCCAGCCCAGGCGGTACGCATTGTCATGTGGTAGCGTCGCGTAGATCTCGCGCCGGTCCTGCTCGCGCATGTGGTCGCAAATGTAACACACCGACTGAAGGTCGATGTCGGTCAGGTATTGGCTGTCGACGGGCATCAGAACGGAGCGTAATCCATGCCGCTGGTCGAGGCGCGGCGCACATGGCGTTCAAACTCGGCCGAGGAGACGTTGAACGGATCGTACTCGCTGACAGCCGTCGCGCGGCGCAGCACGGCATTGGCGAAGTCGCCACCCGCAAAGGTCAGGCAGAAGGCATCGGCCTTGTTCGGGCTCTTGATGCCGCGTTTTTTCATGTCGTCTTTGGACTCGATCTTAATCTTGCCGCTGCTTTCGAGCTTGTACGTCGGGCCGACCAGTTCCGAGATCAGCGCATCATCCTTCGGGATTACCACCGAGCGGCTATCGAACCAGTCGCGGGCCTTCCACCACAGTTCGTCTCTCAGGCGCATGAAGCGCTCGGGGCTTGTGGCAGCCGCTTCACCCACATTGACGCCGCGCACGGGCAAGCCCAGTTCACGCAAACGATCCACCACACCAGCACCGAGACCGATCACGTCGACATTGATCGCAGCGGGCCGCTTCTCGATCGGCGTCTCATGCCAGAGCTTCATAATCACCCCAGTCGTCTGCATCAGGTCGAGCTTCTTCCACTCGACCACCGGCTCCAACAACACATTGCCGCGTCGCTTGGCCAGAGCCGTCGTATCGTCGCCAAACCGCGCCACGTCCAAGCCCCAGACAATCGCCATGTCATTCGGCGAGACTTCGCGATTAACGGCGGCCTCGATCAAGCCCAGCGAGATGACAGAGTTGTCGTCTGAGAGTGGAAACTCGCCGAGCACACGGACGCGGTAGACGTTGGACTGCTCGCCGTATTCCGCCGCGATCTGCTTTGGGTAATCCTCAGACACCCGAGACGAGATCTGGCAAGGGATATGATAGGTGCGCCACTGGTCGCGGTTGGCGTGAAACGACCGATGGAAATAACCAGAGGTCCGTGTCGGGTTGCCGAAGAGAAACACCCACGAGCCTTCGCTTGAGAGTGCGCCGCCGGCGACTTCGAAAATCACATCCTCGATGGCCGAGGCTTCTTCGACGAAGAACACCAACGTATTAGCGTGAAAGCCTTGCAGGGCTTCGGGCCGTTCCGGTCGGGCCGTGCGTGCCACCGCGAAGCTCGATTCCGGATCGGACTTGACGAACACACGCTCCGTGTTCAGCTCCAGCAGATCCCTCAAGAACGGCGGCAGTTCCCGGTGCCACTTGGCGATTTCAGCGAAGAGCACATCCCGAAGCTGGTCGGATGAGTTAGCCGTGACGGGGATCTTCAAGTCGCGATAAAAAAGCAAAAACCAGAGGATCAGCCACGCCTGCGTGGTCGACTTGCCCGTGCCGTGACCGCTTCGCACCGTGAACCGGCGCTTGCCTTCGACTTGGGCGCGAGCCACGTCCTTGAGAAAGTCCGCCTGCCACAACTCCATACCCTTGGGCGAGTATGCCGGGCGCGGCGTGCCCGGAACCCACGGGCGCCACTCCTCCTCTTTCATGTGAAACAATGCTTCAAGCACGAAATGGAACGGGCTTGCCGTCCAACGGGCCACCAGGGTTTGCCAGTCCATTCCTGCCTTTGGGGTATTTTATTTTTACTGGCTCGTGAGCCGATGTAAAAATTTTCTACTCTGCCGCGTCCACAATGGTCGCCTCTAGCACAGGCGCCCTATTATTGTGGCCCAGCGACCGGATGAAATCCTCGAACGCCTCCGAGATCGTCATCGTGTGGTTGATGTCGAGCGACTTCGGAGCCGAGCCAAAGCCTCGATCCAAGATCTCCGACGCAGCCGCGACCCGTGCCGATGGCGTTGCACCCACGTCCGACATGACTTCAACCAGAACTTCGACCGCTTTCTTGGCGTGAGCCTGCGCCATAGCGGCGAGGTCATAGTCCTTTTTCGGGCGACCGCTAGGGTTGCGGGATGGCTCCCCAGGACGCTGCGGACGGAGGTTGGCTAGGCTCCGCGCCCTTCCGTCTTGGTTCCCCTTGTTCTTGTCTTGGTTTTTGTCGACGCTGACTTGCATATCCATCGTGCGGGTCGTCTCCGATTGTCCGCTGGGGAGTTTAGAGCCTCATCAGGGCGGCAAGTTGGGCCTTGTCGCTCTCATCAAGGAGATCATATTCGTCGGGTTCTTCGTCTGTAATGCTGACGAGGCAGGCGGGATCGGTCCACCAGCTTTCGGAAGATTGAGCGGCGTCTTGCAGGGCCTTGCGGACGGCGGTCATATCGATGCCGTCGTTCATGCGGCGAGCCGAGATTGACGCATGGCGGATTCCCAGGCTTCAGCCCAGGCGCGATCGGTAATGGTGGTCTTGATCACGCGGGTTTCGGGGACAGGCACCAGTTGGGTGGTGGTCTTGGTGGGTTGGGCGGGTGCCAGTTGAGGCTGGCCCAGGGAGTGGGGGCGTCCTTTATCTTCGGCAGCCCGCCCAATCTCGTGGTTTTCGTCATCCGGCCGGCGATAGAGACCGGCAATGAACAAGCAAAAAGCCGGCATGCCCGTTGCGGCCAGTGCCATGGCGAGGTTAGCGCTCTGCTCAGCAGCGGCCTGGACATAGGGGGTCGGCTCAAGGCTGCCGGTGCTCACGAGCGTGATGGCTTTAGCCAAGAACTGGTTCTGGTGAACCACGGCGCTGGACTTGTGCTCGGTGACGGCCGCCGTGTCCCTGGCTTTAGCCAGAAGGCGCTTGGTCGCCTCGATCTGGCTGGTCAGGGTGGCGCGTTCCTCGGCAATGGCGATGCGAGCGGCCAAGTCGTCGCGCTCTTTCGTGCGGGCGAGGCAGCGCGCTTTGCAGCCACCCTTCGCGGCTTCCTGCTCGATCGCCAAGTTGGCGCTGGCAAGCTGCGCGCGGAGCGCTTCGGCGGTGACAGTGGCTGACCAAGCGTTTGCGGTTTCGAGGTCGGTTAAGCGCTTTTCCCACAGCGCGAGGCTGGCCTTGCCCTCGCGCACGTCGTCTTGGCGCTGGTCGTACCTGACGTTCTGAACGGATGCGGTCTCGATGTTATAACCACGAAGGCCGGCCGTATATCCAGCGTGGGTATAAAACTCGATCCAAAGCAAGCCGGCGCAGCCGACCATCAGACTGCACGCAACGATTGGGCGCCCTTTGTGCCAAGCTCGATGCGCGGCATCAGGTCCAAATGCGGCGACGAACGTCAGGGCGGCAAGGAATGAAGCGTGTTTCCACGAGACTTCGCTTCCAAATCCCCAGCTCATCGCAGCGGCGACGATCAGAACAACAACGCCGATCCTGGCCCACATGCGGCCGGTGGCATCCAAGTTGCCGAGCATGGCTCGAATGAAGTTATCAAGGGCTTTCATCGGGGGCCTCGTCAGTGCAAGGTTTCGGGGTCTGACTCGGACAGAAGCTGAATGTGGATCACCGGGTAACGTTCTTTAATGAGTTCAAGCGCTTGGCTGGACGAGATGCCAAACGCAATGAAGATTTCCGCAAGGTCGAGGAACAACAAGTCAACGTCATCAATCTCGGTTTCGGTCATCGAGAGAGCACGTAAGCAAGCGCGGCCATGGCAATGCCGGCGTTCTGATCAAGGTTGGGGGTTCGCCAAGCGATAGGAGCCCCGAGAGCCTTAAGGGCCATCAGGGCGGCGAGAATAGCAAGAGCGAGTAAGCCGATGCGCTTAGTCCAATCGGCGATAAGGCCGATGACCGCTTGGGGTGTCATGGATGACCGGGCGTATTTTTGGATGGGGTGGTCGCCATTGCGACCGAGGGCGTCCCGAAACTGACTTCTGCCGGCTATGGGGTGCAGGCCGGGGGGATCGCTCGTCTCTTAATTTCGTCTAAATTGATTTGCGGGATGGCGCAAGGGGTTACTGTTACTTCCTACCCGCATCAATCCATGCTGCGATCGCCTCGCGGATCAGGCTCGCCCTGTCGCTCTGTCCGTGCCGCTCGTGCTCGTTAATGGCATCGAGGTTATCCAGCATCCATTGCGGGATGCGGATGGAGATTTGCGGCATGACCTCAGCCTGCTTGGGCCGGCCGGGGCCGCGCTTGTAGCGAAGACGCTCTGGGTCGATGTTTTCCATGGGGTTTATTGTATCCCGCCATTGCGACGGACGACAAATCACGAAAAAGTGATTGAATATCTACGCCACCCCTATTGACGGGTGACGAAAAATCACTTATATTCGGATTATTAACCACAGGAGAGACGACAATGACCGAAGCAGAAGCACGCACCGCCATCAAGCAGCGCACTCGCGTAGAAGGTGGCGTCGGAGCCGATCACGACACGGGGATTATTCTTGAGGTTCTCGCCGCGCCTGTCGGCAAATGCGATGTTCTCGTAGCATGGGATAGCGGTGTACGGACACCAGCCGTTGCTGCGGATCTCACTACAGTAAAGTGACGGCGTAAGTGAGCAGCAGATAGACGCCCTTAACTGGGCGTCCTTTTCCTGCCCATCAAAAAGCAGGCGGGCCGAGTGGGGTGTTAGCGCACCCTCCCCGGCCCTGATCATCCCCCTGATGAAGCCAGGAGAGACGACTATGGGTTATTCTATCCGTTGGACACACGTTGCAGCAACAGCCATTGCAGTCGCGTGTGTCAGTTATCAAACGGCGGTGATTTGGGAGTCGCTGGTTGGCGTCTCCACCGTCACCAAGTTAGGCGTTCCGCTGGCAACCGTTTCGGCCGCACTTCTTCCGGTGCTCGCCGAGGCGGCCTTCCGGGAAGGCGCAAAGCTCAAGGCCGGGCTTCTGCTTCTCCCCGTTTTGGTGCTGCTGGCGTTTGTGCTGCCTTCGGGCGTGTCGCGATTGGGTGAAGCCCAGGAGCAGCGCCGAGTAGCCGCGCAAACGACCCAGGCCGACCAGGCCAAGGTCCGGGCTGATCTCGCGAAAGCAGACAAGCTCGTGGCCGAGGCCGAAGCCTGGGCGGCGTCGGAATGCAAGACCGGGAAAGGCAAGCGCTGCGAAGGCGTGACGTTCACGCTCCAACAGCGGCAAGCCTTTCAGAAGGAGCTGGCCGGCAAGGTCGAGGCTGCAAAGCCGACAACCAAGCCCTGGCTTCCAGACTGGCACCCGGCGACACTGCCGATCGGACTTGAGTTGTGTGCATGGGCTGCATTGTTCTTTGGCCTCGGACCCTTCACACACACGCGTCCCGCTCATGTTGCCATTACCGAGCGGGATGCGAAGGTCGAGCCGATCACGGACACGGAGATCGAGGAATTGCGGCGGTTGCTGCGCTCTATCGGTCGACCGGTCAACAACTCGGAACTGGCCCGGTTGGCGGGCATCAGTGACGGGGAATGTTCCAAGCGGGTGGCGGATGCAGTTGCCGCCGGTTTGCTTCGCAAGGAACGCGATGGCCGGCAGGTGGCGATCACGTTGCACTAAGGGTTAGCCTGCACAATCAACGCCCGGCCGGGAGAAATCCTCGCCGGGCTTTTTCTTTGCTTGGCGCTGGCGCTTCGAGGTTTTCCAAGGCTGGAAAGAGTCCTGTTTATGGGCGGCAAGGCCCGGAAAACGTCAGGCAACCTTTTCGATTTGGTCGGCTCGGATTTCCACGACACGTTCCGACCCAAACATGGGCACGCGCACGCTCATCGTCTCGGTCTTGACGTGGGCGATCAACGCCTCGATCGACCTGAAGGGGCCGTCCGTGATGATGCCCTTATCGCCCGCCTTCCAGCCCGTGACAAAATCGGCGGCCATGCGGCGGATGGCATGCACGTCGGCGCCAGTCAGGCGGGCAGGCTCGCCCCCGAATTGCACGACGGACTGCACATGCTGGATTTCCATCACGTCGCGGTACGGGATGTCTCCAAAGTTCGAACCGACAAAAACGTATCTCGGCATGATGGGCAGGCTGCGATCGGTGATGATGACCTGATTGCCACGGCCACGGGTGCGCACCTTATGTCGTTGCGTCGGGACCATGGTGAACAAGCCCAGCCCGCGCTTGATTTCAGCGGCGACGCGGAGTTCGCGTTGCGGGGCCACCATGAGGATGCGCCAGGTTGTGGTCATCAAACCCCCATGAGATAGCCGCGTTGCCGTGCAGCCTGGACTGCGGCGGCCCATTGATCGAATTTCTCTTGCTTGGCTCTCAGCAAATCTTTGGATTCGGCGGGCTCATCCGTCATCGTTCCCCAAGCCATCGTTGGCAGCGGCACCTTGTTAGCCCCCACAAACGATTGCACAATGGCCGGTTTTTGCACGGCCATCGCCATCACCAGCTCATCGGCGAGGCTGTCCATGTGGATGGCTTGATCGTCCTCGATGCGGCGCATGATGCGCTTGGCGATGATCAGGGCTTGGTCTCGTGTCATTTATCGAACCTCCAGGAACCGACTTGTGATCCAATCGCGAGCGGGCGCGAGAGGTCGATGGAATAGAAACGCCATGAACTGCGGGCAGCGCAGACCTTGCTCGGTTGGCGTGATGCGGCCGATGCGGCAGTGAGGGTTGCTCATCTCTTGACCCTCACTTTCTTGGACTTCGCGATGCGGCGCTTCTTGCTCGCATCATAAGCGTGCACTCGGGACAGCTTGGTCTTGCCGGTCTTGTCGGTCGTAAGCTTCACGAACTTTCCGAGACTTTTCGTTGGCATGAGATTTCCTTGCGTTGTCGCGTTTGCGAATTGTCTCTTTTGCAAAGGCGCATGGTCCGCACCGCTTGGCATTGTAGGCGCCCTGAAATTCGACGGAGCAGTCGGCGCAGACGTGAGAATGGTTGGCGTAGCGGCTCACGGCGCCTCCTTCAGTTCGCTGCGGCATGGATGGGCGACGACTTCGCATCGCATGCGCCACGCTTCACCGCTTACAGCTTCCGCAAGGCGACCGGCGGCGGTTTCGTTGGTCTCGGCCCTTGCACACCTAAATTTCACGTGCCGCGCGGTGTCGATGGACATATATTTTTCGCCGAAGTCGTAGCGCGCGATGGCCTGCCAGTGCCTTTTCGCGGATGCCATGGCGTCGGCTTCGGTCAGGTGCGGAGTCCCATGGGCTCTTATCTCGCCCAGGCACATTGCCGAGTGGTTGCTAGGCGGCAGCGGCTCCGGCTTGTGGTGGTGGTGATGCCGGCGCCATGCTCTGACTTGCGGGCGTGCTCGATAGGGCCGATGCCGCTCGGCTGTGCGTTCCCTCACAAAGTCCTCATAGTTTTTCGTCCAGTAGCGATCCGTTGAATATCTCGTCTCATCCGCATGAGCTGGCACCAGGGCTGCAAGGATCAGCAAACCCGTGACAATGGCAGCGATGACAAACCATTTGAGAGCTTCGGTCATTCTCGATCCCCCATCATGCGCCTGGACGTTGGCGTAAGCCGCTGGCGATGCACCGCGTTGGGGCTGGCTTGCTGCATAGCCTCGAACTCAGCCGCGCGGCCCCGTTCCCATTGCGCCTTGACCGCTTCGCCTGAAATCTTGCCGCCGCCTTTCATTGCTTCAACCAGTGCGGCGGTGATGGCCGGGGCTTCCTCGCGTGAGATCGGTTTCAGCGGCGCAACCGGAGGCCCCTTGCCGCGTGCGGCGAGAATGACCGCAACGTCGTAATCGAGATGCGATTGACCGTGGCGAGCGTAGTATTCCACGTCCTGGCTTGGCATGCGGAAAGCCATCATCATGGCCGGCGTCGGCAATTGCCCGTCTCGGTCGTAGCACTGGCGGATGACATCGCGCGCCACATCCTCCAGGCTCCGGCCCCAGCCCTGCGACATCGCCATGTCGACCAACGATGACTTGCTGTGCTTCATGTACTCGCGGGCAGCCTGCTTCACCATTTCGTCGCGGTGCTTAATCAGTCGATGCGCCTCGCTGTCGCCTGTTGGGGTCGGCAACGCGGCCTCGCAGAAGTCAATCAGTTCGGCAGGCTTGGGCCACCACTTGCAATGCCTCAGCGCGCGGTCGCCGGCCTTGCGCAGCGTCATGGCGTCGAAGCCGGAGAGCGCGGCCACGTATTCCGCGAAGAATTTTGGGATAGCCTCTTCGGTCAAATTCTGCGGCATACCGAAAACGGCCGCCAACCGCTCCAGCATCGCCATGACATGGGCGTCGGATCGCGCGTTCATTGGGCGGCCTCCATGCGCATGCGAGCCAGCACGTCGAAGGCGTTTTGCGTCTTTCGTGCAGCGTCCGATATGGGCTTAGGCCGCGCTTCGCCTCGGCCATAGACGCCGTCATGCGCTTTCGCGAAGCTCGACGCCTGCAACAGAAAGTCGAGGCTTGCCCGCCATCCGGTGTTGTTGCTGCCCCGGAGGAAATCGCAGGTTTCGATATTTTTGAGAGCACGGCCCCAACCATCCAGGCCGTAGTCGCGAAGCCGGGCGATAATCTTGCGTTGGCGATCCGGCGTCATCCGCGAGGCTTGCGGCAGTCCGCAGCGCAACGCCGTCTCGTTGTAGGCGTTGAAAGCTTCAAGAGCCTGCGATGGTGTCGGTCCCCCTTTGGGGGTAAGGGGGATAATCTTTCCTTTTAGGCTCTGGTTACGGCTCTTTAGAGGGCCATTGATTTCGTTCGGTTTATTGGCAAAGTTCTCCGAGACTTCTCCGAGACTTCTTGCCGATGTCTCGCCGATGTCTCCCGGAAGTGCGGCTACGGGATGCGCGCTGGTGTCCCGTCCTTCCACCTGATTTCGCCCGTCCGCGTGTTGACGATCATGCTGTCCCCGTGCGGTTGCCATGGGCTCTGCCTCGGCTTCCTTGCCGATGGCTCGGGTTGCTGCGGAGTATTCGGTTTCGGATCGTGGGCTATAAATTCCGTCTTCCGCGACATGCAGCTTCCCCTTCTCTATGAGCTTGGTTTTGAGCCTCCGATACTTGCGCACGTCCAGCATGAGCCGGCCGGCGGCAATCATGTCATCCAACGGCACGCGAACTCCGGTTTCCCAGAAGTGCGCGCACACGCGAATGTAGAAGCCTTCTTCCTCGGGCGTCATGCCGATGCAGCCAGAGCGCCAGTCGGAAGCGTAAAAGCGAACAAAGCGCGGGCCGCTCATGGCAGCACCGCCTTGAAATTGTCGCGAATATGTTGCATATGTCTCTCGCTTGTCGGTCATTAGTACGCTTGGCGTACCACTCCAAACACGCTTCCCAACGGCCCGCTCCTGTCCCGCCCCGGACTTCGAGCGGGCCGTCATTCGTTTCAGGCTTCGACTTTGAGGCCCGCCGGCGTCAGGCTGTTGGTAGTGAGCGGACGCGGTTGCGGTGGTGCAGCGGGTTTGTAAGCTCGCCGCGCGTGAGCCTCGCAATAGGGCGTGCCGAGCACGCGACTGTTGCCGCAATGCACCGGCTCGAAAATATTTTTCACGGGCGCGCAAACCCAACGGCAATGATGCGGCTCAAGATCGGTGATGCTGACCTTGGCGATGTCGGTGGCAATGTCTTCCGGAAGCGGCTCGGATTTCAAAAGCGCTTGAATGCGGCTGGCTTGCGTGACTTTCGGTTGCCGGGCTTCGCGCTCTTGGCGCTCGATCTTGCGCAGCCGTGTCATCGTGCGGCTGATGCGTCGGTGGGTTTCGGCCGTGCGCTTTTTCGACATTCCCAGCCGGTGCACGCGGCCGATGACCGCGTTTCGGGTCCGGCCTGGAAACCGTTCCGCAATGAGTGACGCCGATTGTCCGCTTTTCCAGTAGTCAACGAGCTGCTGGTCTTCTTCAGGCTTCCAAAGCATGCAGTTGCCCCTTTTGCTTGCCTAGTCGTAGGGCGAGGCGCTTGGGACGAGGCCAGGAAGAAGTTGCCGGGAGCGCGCGGCAACGGAATCCCAAGCGCCCGGCGCTGCGGCCGGGCGTTGACGCAAAGCAACGGATACGGGGACGCTTAGGCGACGCAGCGCTGGCGTGTGGCCTGTAGGAATTTCTGAGCGCTGTCGGGGTCGTGAAAACCAAAAACGGACGGGGCCATTTCCCAACCGCGAGAACGCCCGTCGACAAACAACTCCATGTGCCAGCCACCAGGGATCTCGCCCCGTGCCCGCCACATGGACACCGCCTCCTGGGTGATGCCGAGCTTTTCGCCAAGCGCGCTGGCGCCGCCGTAAGCCTCGATCAAATCGTTGATGGTCTCGATCATCATGAAGCTACGCATATCACAGTCCGTTATGAATTGACAAGCGTCAGAGTGTTATTGGACGTGGATAACCCAATGTGATTTATATTCCGATCTATGATCGACCCCGACGATGGCCCCGAACTCGCAAACAACGTGGCGCGCCGCCTTGCGCGGACGCGCAGAGCGTTGGGCATGGAGCAAGAGGAATTCGGGAGAGGCGCAGACTTGAGCCAGCCGCGCTATAATCAATATGAAACCGGCGCGCGTTGTCTGACGCTGGCGGCGGCCTTGGTACTCTGCGAACGCTACCATTTGACTCTAGACTGGCTGTATCGTGGCGACCCGAGCGGACTGCCCAAGCGTCTCGTTGATGCTTTGCGGGCAGAGCGTCGAGCGTAACTCACACCCCCCCCCCCCCGAAAGTCGTAAGACTACTTGGCTCCCGCCTTCGCGCTGGCGCGTGTCTTTGTATGCTCGTTGCACACATAAAAATAACGCGCCGTGATTTTTACGCTTGACGTATCACAGTTCGTTATGTATCCCTTAACACATCCACCGGGGCAACCGGAAGCGTGATCCGGCCGACAAGCATCGTTCCCCCATACCCGCCCCGGTGGATTGCAAATCAGGGGCAAGCACATGACCAACGAAACGGATTCAGTCATTGACGGGCTTATCGTGGATGAGCTGACCCACGTCCTTCTCTGCGACCACTGGATTTCACCCTTCATTTTCGATGGCGAGTTCAGCGTCGACGCGCGCGGACAAGTCACCGAGCTGCGCCAGAAGGTCGACGACGGCCCAGGCATCAACGAGCGCTGGCAGGACGTGAAGCGCGACACACAGCTTTGGTGGGCGCTCACGGAGGCCATCGAGCGCGAGTACAAAGACAGGATCAACGAAGCTCTGCGCGAGCGCGCATTTGAGCGCTTTGTGGCACGCCCGAAAAAGTGGGGCGACGCCGTTCCGCTTTAACTCAACCTCTATTTGCATCGAACGGAGCCATGCAATGAGCACCATCATGATGATTCATTCGGCACATTCCGCGACGTTGAATTCCATTATTTACGACAACGCGCGGTGCCTCACGATCAAGATAGAAACTGTCGAGAGCGGCAGCTTTGAGATTACAGTTTTCAATCTCCCCGACGAATTTATCGGGCGCGCGATTGCTGCATTTGGCGAGCCGTCGCGATGGTCCTACCTCGATGGACCGAGCGTCTATCCGCAACAAATGGCCGACCTAACAGCCGAAAACGCTCGGCTTCGCCAGCGCGTTGCTCTGCTTGAGAGCAGAGTTCAAAGCGCCGTTGCTTGACCATTCGAACACCGACGCGGGGCATCGGGGGTTGCCTTGAGGGCAGCGTCGGTCAGGCGGGGGCGGCTGCTTACAGCGGACGGGGACCGCCCCCGCCGACTTTTTCAGGAGGCCGATCATGCGGGTGGTCTGGATCATCATCGACCTGACAAGCGGCTTCCCAGAGCCCGCAGATTACCAAACGGAGTGCGAGGCGCGGCAGGCAATACGCAAGCTCGCCCTCGATCAAAACAGATCACCGGATGATTGGGCATGTCATCGCATCGAGTGCGAGGGGTGATGGAAGTGGATGTTGCGTTTGCATGGGCCGTGCTTTTGTCGGCCGTTTTTGTCTGCGGATACCTCATAGGGAGCGCGAGCTAATGGACAGGGCAACGGATGGACAGGCTGATTTGGCTGCGGGGCATAGCGGGAGCGATAGCGCACCTGCTGATCGTAGCGGTGACACTGGTGATCGGGTTGTTGATCGGCAAGGGAATGGCGGATCTGGCGAGGTATCTCGCGGCGCTGATCGGCTAGTGCGCCTGCCGTCTGCGGCAAGCTCGGAATCCGCCGCACTCATCAGCATGATTGACCGCGCGATTGCGTCTGGCGCTGATGTCGAGCGCGTTGAGCGCATGTATGCCATGTATGAGCGCGCCACGGCGCGAGCGGCAAAGTCATCATTCGTATCGGCGCTGATGCGTGCCAAATCCAAAATGCCCAAGCTCATCAAGACGGGCGTTATCGAGGGCAACGTCAAAGACGATCGCGGCGCAAAGGTCGGCAAGGTTAAGCAATCGACTTATGCAAAGTGGGAGGAAGTTTGCGCGCAAATCGAGCCGGTGTTGGCCTCCGAGGAATTGGTGCTGACGTTCGAAACCGCGCAAACCGCAGCGGATCGCGTGAACGTGACGGCAGTTCTCACCCACGTTGACGGGCATTCCGAGCGCTCGCAACTGGCACTGCCGATTGATACGGGTGGGGCCAAGAACAACGTGCAGGGGTGGGGTTCGTCTGTGTCCTACGGCAAGCGCTACGCCGCGTTCGCCCTGCTCAATCTGGTTGGCCATGACGACAAAGACACGGACGGCGCGGCCCCGTCTCAATTCATTACCGAAGAACAAGAGTCAACGTTGCGCGATCTGATCGAGGCAACGGAAGCGGATTTGCCGAAGTTTTGCGGCTACTTCAAGATTGAGAAGCTGCCCGACCTAAAAGCATCCGACTACGAGCGCGCCATTGCAGCCCTCAAGAAAAAGGCGGGCTGACATGGAACAAGGTTCGGACGAATGGAAGGCAATCAGGCTCGGCAAGGTGACGGCCTCGCGCGTTGCAGATGTGGTTGCCAAAACAAAAACGGGATGGAGCGCCAGCCGCGCCAACTATCGCGCGCAACTGGTGGCCGAACGCCTGACCGGCATCCTTGGTGAGAGCTACACGAACGCCGCGATGGAATGGGGCGTTGCCACTGAGGCCGAAGCTCGCGAGGCATACTGCTTTTATCAAAACACCGACGTTGAGCAGATAGCGTTTGCGCAGCACCCGACCATTGCCATGAGCGGCGCCAGCCCGGACGGCTTGATCGGCACGAATGGTCTTGTCGAGATTAAGTGCCCGAACACGGCAACGCACATCGAGACGCTTCTAGGCAAGTCGGTGCCGGGCAAGTACGCCCTGCAAATGCAGTGGCAAATGGCCTGCACTGATCGTTCCTGGTGCGATTTCGTCTCCTACGATCCGCGCATGCCGGAAGACCTTCGGCTGTTCGTGAAGCGCCTGGAGCGTGACGAGGAAACCATTGCCGGGTTGAGCGGCGCGATTGTCGAGTTCTTGCAGGAAGTCGACGAAACGATTGCAGCGCTCAACACCGCGTATCGGAGGGCGGCGTGATGCTTACCAACAAGCGCCGGCCCCGCAAGTCTCAACTCTATTCAGTCGAAGCATGTCGCGTCCACAACCTCATTGAAAGCTACCGGGCCAAGGGCCTCGGGTGGGAGGACATATGCCGAGAATTGCACCAGCGGTGGCGCATCAACGTCAAGGAAGTGACGGTGCGCAATCAAGTGTTGAACTTGCCGCCCTCATCAAAGATGCCGAGCGCTCCAACGCCGAACTGCTCGGAGCCCTCGAATCTCTCCAGCGACGCGAGCGCGTCAACGATCAGCTTGTCATTGCCTCAGCTATGCGAGCGCTAGGCCGTTGTCTTGAAGCGGAAGGCTTGAGCCCATCGGCTCGGGAACAAGTTCGCAGCGCACACAAGATGTGCCGGGCAAGCATGGGGTTGCCATGAGCAAGCCGAGAAGCCTTGACCAACATAAACGCTTCTTTGCGGTCATCGCGGCCACGTTTCATCATTGGCCGGAGTGGCACAAGTTCAAGCCCAAGGATGCCGAGCACTTGCGCGCGTGGCTGCTGGTCCGCGCGGAACATTGCTACATTCACGAGTTTGAGGTTGGCGCCGATGCCGAGCAGTTTGCAAAGCTCATCCCGATCATCGGCTTCATGATGTTTCGGTGTCATTCGTGGACCAAGGTCATCGGCAATAACGTGGCCGTCTGCGTGCCGCAGTCCATCGCATTTGAGAAGCTCGGGCACAATGCGTTTTGCAAGTTGAACGATGACGTTGACGAGGTAATCCGCGTAGAAACCGGCCTTGATCCCGAGGCGCTGTTACGGGAGAAGGCAGCATGAGTAACTGCGCCCGATGTAACGGAGAGTTGCCCCGCAGTCGTGTGCATATAGATGGCAAGGAATATCACCTGGAGTGCCATCGAACGGAAGCAGACTGGCGGGAACTTGATCGCCTTGCAGAGATTGCAATGCAGGGGCTGTGCGCCGCGACTGGCAACGGTTACTCAAGCGTTATTTCTTCTCGGGCGTATGATCTCGCAGAAGCCATGCTTGCCGAGCGCAAACGGAGGCGCGAGACATGAGCGAGGAACTGATTGAGAAGATCGCGCGAGCTTTAGAACGCGACTACCACGGGGGTTTTTCTTTGTGGGACCAGCTTGCTTACGAAACGTGGGACGAATGGAAGGCAAAGGCTTGCATTGCTATTGCAGTCATCGAAGCCAGCGGAACGCATGTCGTGGTGCCGGTGGAGCCGACAGGCCCAATGGTGGAGATGCTCAAGACCTATTACGATTGGCCGGTAAAAGGCTTCAGCGCTGCCATTGCCGCCCGTCCAAAGGTGACGGAATGACCCGCGCTTTCCCTGAGTCTGTAAAGCGCGCGGCTTGGGCACGATCCGGCGGCCATTGCGAGTGCGGTGCGCACGCGATCCCGCTCAAGATCACAAGCGCCGAATATGACCACTATCCGGTGCCCTACTCGTTCGGGGGCAGCAACACGCTCGACAATTGCCGGGTGCTGGACGCGAATTGCCATCGCAAGATCACGGCAAACGTAGACGTGCCTCGCATTGCGAAAGCCGCTCGCATCGAGGCAAAGCGCGCCGGGCTGCGCAAGAAACGCCCGTTTCCGAAGCGACACGATCCATGGGGTAAGGGGCTATGACGCACCGGCTATGGACAATTCAGGAAGTTGCGGAGCATCTTCGGTGCACCCCGCGCCATGTGCGCAACCTCAAGATCCCGGTGGTCAGAATCGACCGGCGACGGCTGTATGATCCAAAGGACGTGGAACAGCACATTGAGAGGTCCAAGTGTCACTCTTCAAGCGGACCAACTCCCCATATTGGTACACAGAAATTATCGTCAAAGGGCGTCGGATTGTCCGAAGCACTGGCGCGCGCACCCGCCGGGACGCGGAACAGTTTGAAAAGCAGCTTAGAGAACAAGCGATCCGCCAGCTTCCTGCCTCGTCAGCGGTCCCGGTCCTTACGCTTGATCACGCCTGCGGTCGGTACTGGATCGAGCACGGACGGCGACTGAAAGACGCCCGCAACGTGCAACGCTGGTTAAGATATTGTTGCGACTTTATCGACGCGCGAACGCCGCTAGCTGATCTGTCGGCAAAGCATGTCGCGGCTATGGTCGCCGCGATGAGAGCCAAGGGCATCGGGGAAATATCTATCAACCGCACCGTCACCACGCTCCACGGCGTCCACAGCATTGCAGCAAAGCGATGGGAACAGCCCGTCAAGGTGATTGACTGGTCTGCGATGAAGACTAAAGAGCGCGCCCGCGTGCGCCATCTGGATCCTGCCGAGGCAGCCCGATTGATCGACGCGCTGCCGCTTCACATCCGACAGGTCTGCCAGTTCATGTTCATGACCGGCCTCCGAAAGCGTGAGGCTTTTAACCTGCGATGGGAGAACGTCAAGGCTAGCTCTATTACGGTCAGGGTGAAGGGTGGATACGAGCGGACGGTTGCACTCAGCGATGAAGCAATCCTGCTGCTGGCGTCCTTGCCCAAGGACCGCGAACACGTCTTCGACACGACAAACTGGCGCCGGCATTTTGAGACCGCGTTGGATCGAGCGCAAATCACCAATTTTCGATGGCACGACATCCGGCACTCTTTCGCAACGTGGCTCGGCCAGTCCGGCGCTGCACTGGAAGTAATCAAGGACCATCTTGGCCACAGCTCGGTATCGGTGACGGAGAAGTACCGGCACGTCATCGGCACGGAAGTTAGGTCGGCGCTTGGCAAGATGCCGCGCTTGCTGGATACAGACGGCAAGGTCGTCGCGATGCGGAGAAAGAATGAGGATTGATCACACCGTCCCGGACATCTGGGATGAGGAGCGCCGCTTCTACACGGCCGAGACATTGATCGAAGCAATTAAGCGGCGGGCACCGATCGCCACGCGCGAGCCGACATTCCCAATCGGCAACAACAACGAGCCGTTAGTCTACTTCATGACCTGCCGTGATCGGGTGAAAGTCGGCATGAGCAACAACCCCGGCTTTCGGCTTCGACAGATCCAAGGACACTGCCCTTACCAGGTCGTTGTGTTGGGGGTGCTGTTGGGTGGTGCGGTGGCCGAGGACATGATCAAAAAGGCGCTGCGCCACGTCTGGGTGCACGGGGAATGGTTTCACCTGAACGATCAGCTAGAGCACATCCTGTGCCTGCATACGTTCCACTATTCGGGGCTTCGGAGTCATCGGCCCACGCACGCGCCGATGCAGCCGGGACCAACACAAACCCCCAACAGCAAAAAGCGGCAAAAGTTAACAAGGCCAGAAAGCGTTGAAAATTAAGAGTAAAATTGGTGGGTGATGAAGGACTCGAACCTTCGACCCGCTGATTAAGAGTCAGCAGTCAAAACGGGCTAAGTGCGTTGATTTTGTTGGATAAATGCCGCGTTCTCGTGGCATGAACAGGAATGGACAGGGCATGAACGAATCGCGGAAATCCCCAACAGTGAGTCCCAGCAGGCGGAAAATGACGACAACCGAGATCGAGGCCGAGTTTATTCGCGCCCAAGCGTCGGCAGCGTATTCCGAACTAACCATCTATCGGCGATCAGAGAACGCCTTGCAGCAGATTGTTGCCAGTTGGGGAGACAACCCCGTCTTTCAGGCCTACGCCAAAGACATGGGGCTGACGGAAGCGTTTGCAGCCTTCAAACCAAACGCCAGCGCGCCGACTAGCCTTGAGGTTGCAACCCGAGATCTGGCTTACATCTCCCGACATGACGGGAAGGTCTCGCTGCGTGAAGCCGATTACGTCGAGGACCATCTTGAGAAGCACCCTGTTCTAAGATCCGTCCTCAAGGTCGAATGAAAAAGCCCGGCGCTGATGCCGGGCTGTGTAGGTGGCGGCATTTCCTTTACGGCTTCAACTCTTTGCATTGGGACTCAAGATAATCCTCAACGCTTTCGACGCCGTAGTTCACCTCGTCGCATGGGGAGATGCCGATCAACTTATTGCTGCCGCCGTTTCCGGCAAAGTTTGTGAGACCGGGATAGTGCTCGTCGAATAACGAGATGGCTGCATTGGCGTCATCCGCCTCAATTGTTGCGTACACCTCAACTCGCTCAAGTCGCGTGACTTTGAACTTTGGCATGGCTCCGGCCTTTCATTTACAATGCTTCGCAACTGATTTCTTGTTTGTGCTGTCAATGGCGACAGCGTGACCGTCAATCACTGACGCGGCACTAACACGCCGCCAGCAACCGGGCGCATAGGCAGCAAGAATGATTTCGGCGCCTGATAAGGCGGTTTCGTTTTCTTTCCGAAACCCACCATGCAGCATTAACACACCGTCGCGGCACTCTGCGCGGTCAGCAAACACCATGTCTGTCTCTGTTTCCGTTTCGACGGCGAAGAACTTTGATCCGTAGTTGTTGGCTCGGCTCATCTGTCTGGCCTTTCCTTTACTGGTCGCCGGGTTGAAAGTAGCGGACCTCGGATGTAGCTCGCATCTGCAAGCGTTGCAGCACATGCTCTCCGAAGTGCACGTTAAACCAACCAATACCGTGATCGCCGTAGTTTTCCGTTTCGGCCGTGATCTCGGTTACGCCATTCTTGCCAACCTCGAACATTGACGGATACTCGCCTTCGCGCATCGGCTCCATGCCGCAAATCCATTTGATGCGTAACGTCATGATCCTGGCCTTTCCTTTACTTTTCCAAATCGTCGGGATAGTGCGGCAAGTCGATCGGGAGCCAATGCGTCACCTTCCCCGTCCCCTTGTCCATCTGATCCTGTTCCTCAATGGACCGGACATCGGCGTACTCAAAGCCTCCGTTATGAGTGCGAGCAAGCCCAGCCATTCGGCGCCGCCAGCGCAAGCCGCTGTGTTCTTGGCTTCCTTCGACCAATACCCAAACTTTGCCCGGACGCTCGCCGGGAGGCGGAAGCGTTTCGACTGGGAGCCATTGTTTCATCGCCGGGCCTTTCCTGTGGTTAGCGCTTTGGGTGACGAGCGCGAAGCTGTGACCGCGCGTTGACAAGTTTCTTGCCGATCTCAGGCGTTGCGCCGGGCTGGTCGTCGCCTTCTGTCAAATCTTCCTGCATCATACCTTGAGCATAGATAAGCCAACTCAACTCATCCTCTGTCAGCTTCACGCTGATCGTCTTTCGTGACCTGTTCGGATGCGTAACCATTTCACTTCTCCTGCCCCTGATTGAACCGCGAGGCGCCGATATTCCTATTATAACCCGTCCTGCGCGAATGTTGAACGCGAGGCCGGCCTTCGCTTTACAGTTTCGCGCGCAGAGTTGCGGCGGGTGTCCGAGCGGCAGTCCATGCTTTGTCGAAGTCTGCCATTGCTTCGGCAGGCGTGTCGCCAAACCCTGCGACGCCGCTCATCAAATCATCCCCGAACAACGCGCACCATTTTGTGCCGTCTGGATATAGCGCCGGCTTGTAGATGACATGCGGCGCCGTGAGAGCAGCGCGGATAGACGCGGCCTCTTCGATGATAGCAACGCGAACAATATAGGCATCATTTGATAAGTCGCTCATTTGTGGCCTTTCCGTTACAGGGTTGATCCGTGCGCGGGCTCTGCAAATATAGCCTCGTTCTCCTCTTGCATCGGGCACTCTCCGCGCTCAAACACCGGACAGTTAGGCTTGCATCCGTCCATGATGCCGAACTGCGTGCATTCATCAGCCCCGCCGTTTAGTGCCCATACGTCATAGGATCGACTGCGCTGGCGCTCGGTCTCCCGCGCTTCGCGAGCTGCCTTCTGTGCCGCGATCTCGCGCTGAATTGCCTCAGATCGTTTGCGGCCCTGCTCCCGGTAGAAGGCTTGCATCTCGGGTGATCTAGTAAACGACTTGGCAATCCCTATTGCAGCGGCCCACATCTCGTCAGCTTCTCGTCCCATTGCAAGCGGCCTTTCCTGTTGATTCAGAAAACCGACGCGACGGGCTGGCGAGCGCCGTCCTGATAGATAACGGCAGGATGCGCGCCACGGTTCGGCAGTTTGGCTAAAACGCGCTCTGCCTCAGCCTTTGCCGCCTCGATTGTCTTGTGCTTGCGGCGATACTTGACCGGCACGAGGCCCCAGAATGAAAGCTCAAACGTGCCGCTACGGTTCGGATGGTTCGTCATGGTCGTTGCTCCGCCCCTGATGTCCCGCGAGGCGCCGGTATGTGGAGAAACATAAATTAACCGTTGACGCAATGCAAGCGATTTCGTACCCTTTACGCAAATGATCGTGGATAAGTCAAAAATGGGCCTAACCTTCGCATCCGAGCGCATGAAGCGGTCGGAGCAATCACGGCGCCTGCGGGCGGCCGGGGCCTCAAATATCATCCACGTCGGCGATGACTGCCCGACGTGGCGCGACGTCGTGAAGATTACGCGCGGCGGCGATACGATCTGGTTGATTGCTTTGGTGATGCTGCCGGCGTCTCGCCACAAGGACAGCATGAGCCCGACAACGCAGGTCGCGTCTGCCATGTCGGAGCTGATCGAGCGCGGCGCGGTGATCGTGGAAGTCCACACAGGACGGCGCAGCGATAACAAGCGCCAGCGCGAGGCGATGTTAGAGGATGCGATCAGGGGATTGCGCGGCGGCGGGCGGCGGCTCCCGGCTGGCATCATTCCGCCGGGGCGGCCTCGGGTTGAATTTTCCGAGGAACAGCTAGAGCGCGGGCGCGCGGCTTGGTTTTCGCGCGATTACATGACTGATAGAATTGCCGCGAAGCATGCGGGCATGAGCCGCGAGATGTGCAGGCGGCGTTGGGGTTCCAGTGGCAGGCCGTGGCCTAAGCGGCGCAGGAAATCGTAGGAGAGGAACGTGGAGGTCATTGTGACGGATACCGAGGTTCCGATGAAGCTTAAGTGTTGCCCGTTCTGCGGAGGCTTAAACATCGACGTTCGTGAAAACCGGACGAACAATACTCCGCGCATGGACGGGAAGCGCTGGCCGATCTTCACCGTCCAGATCGACCACCATTGTGCTCGCGGCGTCGACGTGAACGGCAACTATCCCGTGCTGGCGTCGGCCATCCATATTCGCGGGAGAGATCACAAGAGCGCGGAGGCGGCTTGGAACAAGCGCACAACATAGGAGGCGACGGTGCAGCACGGCGACATAAAATTTGAGGACTACGAAAAAGATACGCGCGAGCTCGCCGATACGGCAGGAGCGATTATCTCCGACCTGCGCCGAGATTTACGCGAACGCGAGATTTTTATGTGGGCGATGGTCCGCGCTGCTGGCGGGAGCATTTTGGTCAGCCATATGGATGTCGCTCTTGGGTATCCAGATGCTTGGAGCATCGAGGAAGATGCGGCCACTAACGGCCGGCGGTTCACGATTGGAAAGCGCACAACATAGGAGTGGCAATGCGCGTGCGACAGCAGGACGAAAGCCAGCGCGGAAACGGGTTCACGACCGCGCAAATGAAGCGAGCGCCGCAGGGTGCGCTTTACATCTGGCCGGTGCACGGCTCGATCAGTTACGCGAAGGATCTGGCGCGCCATCTCGGTCGCGAGGATTTGGAGATTGTCTCGTCGTCCGTTCTCGATCATCGCGGCCAGCGAGTTCGCGCACGGCGACTGTCCGGCATCGTGCTTGATCACGCATGCGAGCCCTCGCCGGAGGAATACGAAGTCCTGCGCGACCTGCGCGCGTTCTGTGTGAAGTGAGGGAGGGGACGATGGCAACGGAAGCGGACGTGGAAGCCGCGCGCGATGCGGAGTCATCAAACTACGCAACGCAGTACCTTGGACAGATCAGAGCCGCCGACGATGAGATGGCTTTGATACTCATCAAACAGTTTGGCGAGATGGCATTCGCGCGTGGGTATAGAACAGCCGCGCGCCGCATGCTCGGCATTGCCCAAGCCATGAACAAGTAAGGAGGGAGCGCGATGGGCGTCTGGATGAACGAAACGAGTGCCCGCCAAATGCGCGAATGGGCCAAAGCGGAAGCAAGATCGCGTGAGGCGTCGAACGTGTCTGACCCGGACACATACACGCCGCAGTTTCCGAAGATCGGATTAACGGGCGCGCCGTTGGTGCCTGACGCCGCAGAGAAGAAACACGAACAGAAGTAAAGGAGGAGTGACGGTGGAAGGGTGTCAATCCGAGCGGATCGATTGGACGTGTGAGCACTGCGACGCCCAGAGATATCAATGCGTCGACTGCGGAGAGATGTGTATCGAGGATGGAGGCGAGCACGAGTTGTGCGAGCTGTGTTTCCGTGGTCGCGAGCAAGCGACCAAGCTAGAGCAGTTGACACGCGGCGACTATGTGCTGATGCCGGCATCCGTTGAGCACGCTAGGGCAATGCTGGCGGTGGCCGAGGCATTCTTAGGAATTAGCGGGAAGATTCGCAACTAGGGAGAGACGCAGTGACATCAGCAAACGCAATGCAGGGACAATCCGACGCCGCGCGAGACGAGCGAGACGTGCAGCGGAAAATGCAATGGTTCGTTGAGAAGTGGACGACACAGATGGATCTGAACAAGCGGGACGCCGCCGAACTGTCCGGCGATCTCGCAGTAGTCATGCAGTCCGTTCATCGTGACGCAAGCCGGTATACGCATGAGCTATTGACGCGAGCAATGCGCGCAATGCCGGCGCCCGTATTTGTTACTAAGGCCGACAAGTAAACCCATGGAGGGAACCATGCAATGGGCGCGGATAACGCCATTTGGCGACCGACAGTGCGCATCGCAGAATTGTGGGCGTTCCGCCCGCTGGCACTTCCAACGCGGCGACATTGGGTCCGATTACTGTTCGACGTGCCGCGAAGCAATTGAGCATGAGAGCATCGAGGAACGGCTGGACCGGCTAGAGATCGCCCTGCACCGCATCGTCGGTCACGGCAACATCACGATCGAGAAGGCCAAGGCGATCGCAGCCGAAGCCCTGGCCAACAAATAAGGAGGGAGAAATGTCACGATGGACCGGCTTGCGCGGGTGGCTTACATGGAGCAAAGGTGCCGTTGCCTATTACGTTTATCTGACGCTGCCTTGGCCGATCGCGAAGCGGTGCACATGGATGCTGCCAGCAGCGGGAGATTACGCTTATTGGGACGTGTCCCCCGCGCGGCTTGGTCGATAAAGGAGACGTGACGGTGATCTTATTCGAGGGTTCCAACTTCGCGATCAAAATTGGTCCGTCTTGGTGCGATCCCGGCATGTTCGACGTGTGTCTTGCGTGGAACCGTAGAGACCATCTTTTGGGATATCCTGTGCCGGAGGGAGAGCTTTTGTACGCAGACACGCTGTATTGGTATTGGAGTACGCGAAGGTTCGATGGCGTGCACCGAGCGCACTACTTTATGCGCTGGAACGATGCCTAACCAAAGACAAGGAGGCAATCATGCTCAACCCGGCATTCGGTGTGCACGATCCCCGCAACCGTCATGCGCTCACGTCCTCTATGGATAACGTGCTCGCTTCTAGGCTTGGCGCGATTGCGCTGGCCGCTGGTGACGTGGGTCGGCGTGATGTCGGTGATGCTATCGACCGGGGCCTGATCTTGCGCCGATTGCTAGAGGAAGCGGGTTTCGAGTTGTGGGTGCGCGGTGCGGCAAAGCCGAACACATAAAAGGAGGCTTGGCAGTGACGCTGTTCCAGAAGGACAAGGACGCGGCGGCAGCGGTTGCACGTATGCTCGAAAAGCCCGCGCCGCCGGCAGGCGAGGAAATGTACGACCACGCGGCGCACTTCGATCCTTGGGATCTGTTCCCCTCGTTGTATGGCACCTATAGCAGCGACTTTGACGAATTGGCCCTAGATGTTCTGACGGATGTTCGGGACCGAACGTTTCATCGAGACGATCTTGCGGGCAAGATGTTCCGCGAGATGCTGTGCACAGCCGGGTTATGTGCCTACGGGACGAGCCCGCGCACATGCTTCCCGACGCCCGAATTTGAACCGCTTTTGCCGAGGCTTGTTGAGAAGTGGGCCGAGTACGCCCGCATTACATGGGACAACGATTAAGTGGGGATGACAGATGGGCGGCTTTGGCAGATCGATCGTCTCAGTTATGTCTCGATACACCGACTATGCCGGGCGCTCAAGCCGAGCCGAGTTTCTATGGTGGCATCTGTTCTTAATGATCCCGATGTCGCTTATTGCAATCGTTATGCCTGACGAGCCAACCATACGGCTATCTTATGGCATTTTGGGCTTGATCGTAGGCTTCCCTACCCTCGCCCTCGGCACCCGGCGCCTGCACGACACCGGGCGCACCGGCTGGTGGCAGTTGTTGCTGCTGGTGCCGGCAGGCTTCATCGTCCTGTTCGTGATGTGTTGCCTGAAAGGCCAGCCAGGGCCGAACGCCTACGGCAACGAACCTACAACCGGCTGACGATCTGGAACGCCATGGCCGCCACAACCATGCCAACAGCCAACAGCGAATGGAACACCATTCGGCTTTTCATTTCGTCGCCACTTTGAGAATCGCGTCGACCAGGTTGTCGGACTTGATTACGGCTAACGAGGCCGTCGCGTAGATTAACCCCTGTACTGCCCGCTCTAGGTACGTGATGCGCTCGTGGTGCTGGCCAAGCGATTTCTGTTGTGCTTCCGCGTTCATCTCGATCACCGTGATGCGGTGCTCGCGGCTGATTTCGTTCGGCGAGAATGGCGGCTTCAACCCGTTCAATCCAGTCATTCATTGGCTCGCCTTCGCGATCTTTGTCGGAGCCTTGCAGTCGTCTTTGTAAATCGTCGGCTTGCCCGTGCTCAGCGTCGCGTGCACGCTGTTGTGCTCAATCACCTGCTTGCGCGTTTCCGGCGTATCGAGGCACGACCAGTTAATCGGCTTAAACGATTTGATCCCGGTGTCAGTCACGACGGGCGGGGTCGCGCATCCCGCCAGTGTCACGGCGCACACGATCGCGGACATCATCAGCTTTTTTGACATTTTGCTCGGCCTTCTTCTCGATCCTGGCGCGCTCTTTTTCTGCGCCCTTGCCCCGTTGATCGGCCGCGAACGCCGCGACAAGGCCGGCCACTCCTAGTGCTGTCACCACCCATCGGCCAATTGGCCCGATGATCCAGACCCACACTGCGCTCATGCTTGCCTCCATTTCGGCAGCAGCCAAACGCCAACCACAATCGCAATCACGGCCAACACCAACAGCGGTCGCGAGGTCACAAACCCGGAAAGCCCGGAAAGCGTTTGCGCAAACCCTTGCCAGCCAACGGCCGCGCTTAGATCGGGAGCGGCGGGGATGCTGTTGACGACCGTTCCAATGGATGCACCGCCGGCCGCGCCAACGGTTGCCACAGTCGCCGCCTTGGGCGGCTCGGGCACGGGCTCCACCGCCTGTGGCATGTCGGGCTGGGCCGGCTCCTCATCCTCGGCAGGCACCATTGGCGTCAAGAATAGCGCGGCTTCCTGATCGCGGCGGCGCACGAGGCCCGGCAACACCCGCCCCCCGCCCTTGGTCCACATTTTGAACGCCGCCGCCGCGCCAACCCGATCGCCCGCATTGAGTTTGCGCAGGATGGTGGAGTTTTGGAGCGCGCCGAGCCCGCAGTTATATGCAAACGACACCAGCGCATCGTATTCATTTTGGTTGATGGGCACCGTGACCAGGCGCACCACGCCCGCCTCGAACGTCGAGATCTCCCGGCGCAAGGCATCTTCGGCTTGCTGTCGCGTCCAGACCATGCCAGGTTTGATGCCGACCGTGCAGCCATAGCCCAACGTCAACACACCCGCTGGGCAGCGGTAGGCGACGCAATCACCATTTGGTAGTGCGCGATGGTAGCCCTCAAACCCCTTGATAAAATCCAGGCCGGCGTCGGAAATCTTGTTCGGTGTCATGCAGCCTCCGCGCGCTTGCGGTACTCAGCACTGACCATCTCTAGAAACTGCTCGATGCGGGTCATTCGCGCCTGCAACTGCGTGACTTCGTTATGCAGTTCGGCTACCGCCTGCATGAGTTCCGCCGGCAATCGCTCCTGCACGATCTCGCGCGTGTGACTGCCAGGCTTGCGTTGTCGCCATGCTCTCACATCGGCCATGTCACGGCCTCATAAGCTGCCTGCGCTGCGGCTGCGTCTGCGGCCGCGCGAATTGCTTGCTTGCCTTGCAACCGCGTGCGCTCAATGAGCCCGCCGATTGAGGACCACGATTCATTTCGACTGGCGATCAGCACCGCTGCGGCGTGCAGGGTGTCGGCTTCGATTCCGATAGACGCGGCCAACATCGGAAACTGCGCAATGCAGTCCGCGTCCGACAACGCATTAGCCGCCGCCTCACCAAGATCTAAAACCGCCAGCGCTTGATCTACTTTCTCGCGGTAGGTCAAAATCTGACCCGCCCCAGCCGTCAGATAGGATTGACGAACGCGCTCTGAATCAGCATCGAGACGCCGGATCAATTGCGCTTTTACGTCGTCCAACGCTGGCACGTAGGGCGCCAGAGTGTCGCCGTCATACGTCCAACCTACTTCAACCGGCTGATCCGTCTCAATCAGGATGCAATCAACCGGGAACAGCGACGATGGGTCCGTAGACACCGAATTGACTCGCCCCCGCAAAACCTGGGCAAATGTGCTGCCCGGCAAGGGCTTGGCGTGGGCAATGGAATAAAAGTCTACGCCCTTGGCGTTGCGCAGATGCAGCGCTTTGGCCCGCACGTGCGGATGATCTTCGGGCAGGTCGGGGGTGTAAAGCTCGAATCGTCCGTGATTGATGATCATAGCTGGCTCACCGTCACAAATCCGGCTCCGAGATTTTTCTGGAGCGGGCGATAATAGATGAAGCCAAGGACCAAACTGGTGCCCGTGCGCACGCCCGTCATCACGTTGCCGGTCGGGACCCTGTAGTCCGTGTTATCCACCGTAGTTGCCGTACTGGCCTCACTGCCGAGCCGCGTGTCGGATTGCCCGCCCGCCTGCGTCTCCCATGCCGGATTAGCGCCGGCTCCGTTGGTCTTGAGAAACTGCCCACTGGTGCCCGGCGATAAGGCCACCCACGCGGACGCATTGCGGTAAAGGATTGCGCCTTGCGTGCTGCTGATAAAATCCAGCACCTGCGTTGCCGTCACTTCCTCAACATCGCCCGCGCCCGAGGTCACGCGCCCCAGCACGCGACTGGTCGCTGAGACGTTTTGCAGCTTCGCGTAGGTCACAGCATCCGCATCGATGCCGCTGGTGCCAACCGTGGACGCCGTGGCGAGTGAGCCCAGGCCGAGCGTCGTGCGTTGCGCCGCCGCGTTGGCGTCGTCCAGCAGAGCCGCGCCCGCCGCCGTGATCGTATACGTGCTGTCCTTGACGAGCTTGCCTGTGGTCCCGTCAAACAGCACAATGCCATTGGCAGTTGCCGAAGCGGGTCCAACAACATCTCCAGTCCCATTTCCGCTGAGACCCGTGTTGCCACGCGGGATGGTCAGATTCAGCGTGTAATCCGGTGCGTCTCCCGTCAACGTGGCGCTGGCGCTGCTGCCGGCCGCACCCGTCGTCACTGTGCCAATTGCCAGGCTAAGTTCGCCGACATCGTTAAGCTCAGCCTTGGTGGCCCGTTCCTGAACCATGAGCGTCAGCTTGTCGAAGCTGTATTCGACCGTGGCTTGTGGGAAAGCATCAAACGCACCCCAGCTTGTCGACTGGGTCTGCGGCGTGACGCGCTCAATGCGCAGCGTGGTTCCTGTTGCGGGCGCCGTAAGCATCGTTACCGTGCCCGTGGCCGGCGTCGAAGCGCCTCCCCCCGACACCGTGTAATGAGTGGTGATCGTTTGGACGGTCTCGACACCATCGGCACCGATCAGCGTGACAACGAGCGATCCGGTCAGGAATGGCCACGAGACGGCAAACGCCGTGGTGGCGCTATTCCCAGCATATTCCAACGCTGCATAGGTGGTCGTGGCAACAGTCATGCGCAGACCTCGCGTGTTTTGATCAAAACGCGACGCAACGGCACGACATGGAAGGGGGGAAGACCGGGAGGATTATCGACGAAACAGAGCGTCGGTCCTGCGCAAATCAGTCGAGGCGAAAGCTAGCATATTTAGTTGTCAAGGGGTACTGTTTATGCTGCCCGCTTTGTCAGCATTTCAATGATTCGCAACACTTCGATGGTGTCATCGGTGCGCACCTTGGCGGCACCCGTCCGGGACTTGGCCGAGATCGACGCCACCACGCCAAGCGGCACAATCTGGGTAAGACCAACATCCGAGGTAACGCCCCGGCCTTCCGCGCACTCTGCCTCAAGCTCGACGCTTGGCGGGCCGACTTCGATAGAGACCGCTGGCGTTCGGCCCCGGCCGGTTGTTCCCTGTGCCCGCAGGTGAACCGTATCATCATCGGCCCGGCGCCAGCGGCCCGAACCCACAACGGCGCCGCCGGTTTCCGCCTTGGGCGGCCGGCTGCTCGATCCAGATCCCGTGGCCTCGGCCGAGCCGGAGCCTTGCGCCAGTCCTGTCGCAATCGCGGTGGATTGCCCAACGGCCGAGGCCGTGCTGGTTCCAGCCGCAGTGCCAACGCCAGTGCCGCCGGCAAGGCTTACACCCGAGGCTGCGCCTGTGCCCGATGCGGAGCCCGTGCCCGTGGCGAGCGCTGCACCCGTAGCAGTTGCTGCGCCGGTTCCGGCCGCACTGCCCACGCCAGCGCTTGACGCCCGACCAACACCCGAAGCCGTTCCCGCTCCTGCCGCAGAGCCCGTGCCGGTGAAGTTCGCACGACCAACGCCAGACGCGGCACCTGTAGCCGACGCACTGCCAACGCCTGCGAAGTTGGCGTTGCCGACACCCGATGCAGTGCCAGTGCCTGTGGCCGCACCCGCCGCGAGTGCATTGGCCTGACCAACACCCGAGGCCGTACCGGTTCCGCTCGCTGTGCCGGCCGAAGCTCCGGCAACAGAGACGCCCGACGCAGAACTCGTGCCGGCAGCACTGCCAACGCCGATCGCAAGCGGGGCACCAACACCAGAAGCGGTGCCCGATCCTGCGGCCGATCCGGCCGCTAAGGTGGCGGCTGCGCCAACAGCGGAGGCCGTGCCCGTACCGTTTGCGGAGCCGTCAGCACGCGCAGTCGAGGCGCCCGTGCCCGACGCAGCGCCAGCGCCCGAGGCCGATCCGTCAGAGCGTGCAGTCGACGCACCAACACCGGATGCCGTGCCTGTGCCAGCGGCCGTTCCTGCCCCGGCTGCGTTGGACCGACCAACGGCGGAAGCCGTTCCAGATCCCGACGCTGAACCGACCGAAATCGCAGCGGCAACACCAACACCGGACGCCGTTCCAGATCCAGCCGCAGAGCCAACACCAATCCCTAGCGCCGCTCCGACAGCAGATGCGGCACCAGAAGCCGCCGCAGTGCCAACCGCCGTAACAATGGATAATCCAACCGCACTCGCGGACCCGGACCCTGAAGCGGTGCCCGTCCCAACAGACGACGCGGCGGCATTCTCAAGACCCGCAATCGGCTGCGATGAGATTGGGCGATGGCCAAGCGCCATTAGGGCAGCGCCTGGAAGTTAGAACGGGCCAAGCTCATTCCGTGCGTGTCCACGTCGTTCAGGAAGAACGAGATCGCGTCCACGAAAACGTTTTTGGTGCCCGCCGAAAAGTTCACTGCGTTGTTGGAGTTCGTACTAGACCAGACTTCCGTGCGCTCGATCTGGTTAGCCGCCGTATACGTGCCGCGTCCGGTTTCCCATTCGTTTGCCGATTGATGCTCGATCACGTAGGGAACGCGATCCCCGACCGCATACACAGCCGAGAACGTCTGATAACCCGTGGGCGCAGTGCCGCTTACGGTTACAGTGCCCGTTCCGGTGGTTGTCGACGTGTCCTTGACGCGATCGTAAAATCCCCAAGACATTACCACGCCCCTATAATGATGAGGCCATCACCACCACGGCCCCCAGCACCACCAACGCCTGCCGCGTTGTTTGTGCCGCCGCCGCCACCGCCGCCCGATCCATAAGCCCCATCACCGCCACGGCCAGCCGTCGCAGCACCAGCGCCACCGCCGCCCGCGCCGCCCGTGAAGAGCAACGGAGGAAAGCCGGCGCGCACGTCGGCAAAGTCAATTCGTCGGTTTGCCTGAAATCCGGGGTTGCCGGGGTTCGTCGTGGTAGCGCCCGCAATTGTCGGCACCAAGCCGGCTCCCGTTACTGCGCCTCCCGAGCCCGTTCCATTGCCGCCACCCGCGCCGCCGCATAGAGTTATGCCAGAGCCGCCAAACGTGACGCTAACTCCTGTTCCGTTGCTGGCGTTTGCACCCGCCGCACCGGCTTGGCCTTGGATTGAAACCCACAAGCCTAACGCGCCCCATGCAAAATTTCCGGAGCTTCCGATTGGGCCTGCCGTTCCCGCCGTGGTCGCCGACGCGCCGCCGCCGCCGCCGGCCTGCGACATAATGAGGTTAGCGCCCGTATTGTTTGGTTGCACGGACACAAAGCTTGTCGTGCCTGTTGTTCCTGCGCCTGCCGCCGCACCACCCGCGCCGCCGCTGCCTGCGCGCACGAACAGCATGTCGGGCAACGCAAACGAAGGACCAAACCAGCGCGACATGCCACCCGAGCCACCGCCACCAGCGCCCGTGGTGCCGTTGCCAGACACACCACCACCACCGCCGCCACCAGCCGCAATCATCATAATATAAACCATGCTTGCGCCGCGCGGCTTTTTCCACGAGCGCCAACCTTCCGTAGTGGTGGCGCTGTTCGGTGGGTAGAATACCTCCCACGAAAACGGCTGTGATTTCGGCAGTCCAAAACCGTCAAGCATCGAGGTCGGGCGCCCATGCTGGCGGCGTCACGCCCACGTGAGGCTCGGTGCCGGAATCTATGGTCGTGTAGTCGCCGCAGTTCGGATCTGGCGTGCCGTCGTCTTTGAAAATCGCGCACGGCGTCCGAGGCTCAAGGTTTTCGTTCATGACTTGATAGCCGAACGTGTCGCCGCCGTTGAAGCGTATCCGCCAGAAGACCCATGCCATCAGTATTTCCCTGCAATGACCAACGGATTAAATCCCGTAGTGCCGGCGCCCGTGGACGTGCCGAACGTGACGAATAGCTTGGTGCTTGCCGGCATGCCCATGTTGATTTGCAGTTCATATTGCGGGCTGGCCGTGGTGTTGCTCGCCGTCCAAGCTGCAATGGTGATTTCAGCGAGGATTGTAGAGTTGGCCGCTGTGTTGGTCGTGCCGGGCGTGAATGAGCCCGTATTCGAGCACCAGAACACCCGCGCCACCGTGGCTGCGATTGTGCTAATCGGCTTGAAGATAATCGACCGCACATAGCTGCCGTTGGTCGCGTCCGCCGTATAAACGAGATAGCTGTTGGCGCCCGTTCCATCCGTTGCGGTGTTGGCGCTTGAGCCAACCACCGAGCCTGCAATGCTGATGTCTGGCGTCCTGGTATAAATGGGGTCTGTATTTGCCGGCATTTATTCTCCTCGCTCGATGATGCCGAGCGCCTTGCGTTCCCGTCTGCGCGCTTCCATCATTTGCGGCTTGACGATCGCCGGGTCAGTATCGCCATTGGCATAGCAGTCATGAACCGCGTACTCCATGGCACCCCGAATGCCATCGCGCACGACCGGGATGGGCGAGCCAACCGCAATGCCAACCGACATGGCCACGCGCGGGCAAATCTGCTCCGCGCTTGGTTTCAAGCGGTCAGGCAATTGTGATGGCAATTGCCGCTCGGTCAGCCACCGATGCGAATAGGCCCGCATCCGCAGCGGCACGCTTTCCGAGGCCGTGCGCGCGGCGTGAAGTGCTGCCAGCGTATCGGCATCAGACTTGGGTTGCGGCAGATGCGGCGAGATCTTCGCCCACAGCGCGCGAATACCCGGCACATCGAGATCCACGAGACAGCGACGAACAGCGGTTGCAATCGACATGTCGTCAAGCCAAGGTGATGGTCGTGGCCGTGGAGAGCTGCGGAGTCACCCCGTTGCCAGTGACTATGTTGGGACTCACAGTTCCGTACCAAAGCACCGCCGCTGCGCCGCCTCCGCTCTTGCCGGTTGCGAAATGTGTGACCGTGCCAGATCCGCCGGTCCCCGCCGGGAATGAAATTGTTGCTGCTGGCGAAGTCGACCCGCCAGAAGCCGCGTTCCATCCGGTCGATCGCGCGACGTTCACGCGAGCGTATGACGTATAAGTCGTCTCGTTCGACGAAAGCGTGCCGCTGTCGGTGTAATCAGCAGTCGCAAGCGCAACGACGATATTCGTTTCCGGCGACGTTGCCGCGTTGTCTGCGTAGTTGGCCCAAGCGGTGGCCCGGAACACCAGATTGAGAATAGCGTTTTCGGTTGTGTCGGAAATGGCTGTCATAAGTCGCCCTCAGTTCATGCTGATGTCATCAAGGCCAGCGATGCGGCCGTCTTTGTCACGGACAACGGCCATGCGCTTGCGCCGCCCCTGCCCGTCTGCCACGGTGGCAAGCACCGCCTTACTCACCTCGACCTGTTCTGCGACCGTCGCGGTCATCATCGTCACGGCCTGCGCCATTTCTTGAATGGCGGTCACGGTCGGATCGACGATCGAGCCATCCGGTGCTTCCACCATGCCGGCCTCGCGCGCTGCTTTCTGCCGATCGATGTCGGCAAGCTCGCGCTTCGATCCCACGGCAAGCTCCCGCTCCTGCATGGCCAGCGCGTTGGCTTCTTGCTTCATCTGCATGTCGGCGGCATGGGCCTCTTGACGCGATTGCATCTCAAGCGCGGCCATTTGCTGCTTATGCTGGAGTTCGGCGGCGCGCTCTTGCGCCTTCATCTCCATGTCCATTCGCGCCGCTTCTTGCTTCATGCCCATTTCAGCTTCGCGCGCCTTGGCGTCGGCTTCGGCTTTGGCTTGCTCGGGCGGCGGCGCTGCGGCCTGTTGAGCGGCAAACTGTTGAACAAGCTGCGGCATGCGATCAAGCGCGTCCTCAGCTTGCTTGCCCAGGTCAAACTTGCGCGCAAACGCTGCGTAAACGTCCATCATCGGCTGCAACAGCGGCGGCACAGTCTGGACCAAAGCGCCAACCGATTGCACAAACTGGCCCGTACCTTCGATGAATTGATTGATCTGCTCAAGAGAGCGGGTGACATCGCCTCGAACGGTGCTGTCGGTTTCGATGTCGATCCGGTAAGCCCGCATTTCAGGCGACCGTAGGATAGGTTCAGCCATGTGTGCCGGCAGACCGGTCATCATGGACAGGTTTTCAACTGAGAAGTGGCGGCAGAAAATATCTGCCTTCATGCGAAACAGATCGCGCGCGACGCGGGCTACTTCCTTTTGCAGCGACTGAATGCGCAGCCCGGCATAGTTGGCCTTGATCTGCTGCGCCGTGGCGGTTTCGGAGGCGTCCGAAGCGCCGCGCACCACGTCGGCCATGCCTGTGACTTCGTAAATGGTCTGTTTAATCTGGTCGCGCTGGACATACAGCTCGCGCAGGGCGAGCACTGTCGGCTCCATCGGGAAATGCGCCAGAGCCTTCTCGAGCCCGCCGCCCTGCGCAAAGCGGGTGGCATCCGAGGCTGGCAAATATGTGCCGTCCTCAGCCGATGAAAGCGACGCAATGTCAGCCTTCAACTCGCTGTCATAGATGCCGCGCACCCGAAGCTGTTTAACGAGCTTGGCAATGCGCTTGGTGATCTGATCCAGCTCGTCCACCAGCGCCCCGTAAATCGTATAGGGGCAGATTGGCGTAAGGCTTGTTTCGCGCACAACCGGCTGCAAAGGACGCGGCACCGGGAAAAAGCCCGGAAGCTGCAGCGGGTCAGGTTGAAGCTTGAGCGGCTGGCTGTCTTTCTTGTCCTCAACGAAAAAGACCGCGCCCGTCTTCTTGTCCCAGATCTCATAAACCTTGACGGTCTTGTAGATGCCGGCGTCCGGTTGCGCGTCGTCCCCCTTCTTGCCCGTGTTTTCGCCGTCAAGCCTCGCGTCTTCCGCCTTCTCCGGGCCGGCTAGTTCCGCAAGCTCCTCACGGGTCATGTCATGCTCGAATGCGACCCACGGCACCTTCTCCCATGAGCGGGCCGGGCCACGGATGAAGCGATCCCACGGCACAACCTCGCAGGTCACTTCCTCATATGACTTCTGGTCGCCTTCAACCGTGGGCTCGTAGCGCACTCGCGGAACACCGCGACCGCTGACCAGCGCCCCGCGAACGGTTGACCGCATTGTCCCGTCAAAGTCGTATTGGTCAATGCTGTAGGACAGCGCCCGCTCGATCACGTCCACCACGAGCTTGTGAATGTCCATCTGCGGCTGCTGCGGGGGCATCGCAGGCGGTTGGACCTGTGGCGGCTGGCCTCCCATCGCTGGGGGCGGCGGGGCTGGCTGCGGGGCGGCCTGCTGCGCGTCGTCGTAGCGTCGGCGGATGTCCGGGATGGGCGATGAATTATACACCGCCGGCACCATGGTTTCGATGTTCGAATGATAAATGTTGAAGCTGATGTGCTTGGCGCCGGCCTTGCTGATGGCCTCGTCATCGCCTTCATAAATGGCAATGGCCCTGGCCGCCTCGGTGCGCCAAGGTTTCTCGTCAAGTTTGGCCTTGGCGATCTTCTTAAGCCACAGATCGGTTGGCCCTATGCCTTGGGCAAGAGCTTTAACGTCCGTGTCAATCTGTTGGCCGCCGGTCGCGTCAACCATCAGCGAGGCGCTTTCTCTTCTTCAATTCGATGATTTCCCGAACCGTCATGTTGGCCTGCAAGCGGCCGTCTTTGACTTCGTAAATGAGCTGGTCCTTGCGGGACTTCTCGACTGGCGGCGGCTGCATTGCCTTCCAGGCCATGGCCATGTAGCGGAAGGCGTCGGCGTAGTGGCTGGTCCAGTCGTGCTTGGGCGTGTTCTTGAAGACCTTTAGTTTCTCGTCATAGTCAGCGCGGTACTGGCGCAAGGCCTCAATACCGGGTTTGCAACGCAGAGCATCGAACCAGAAGCGCGGGAAGCTCACACGCGCGCCGTTGATGCCGTCCATGATCGTGTGCGCAGGGACTAGGTGCGGATCGGTCCCCAACAATTGCAGCGTCTCAACTCGGGTGCGCCCGGTGCCAAGCTCGCGGGCTCGAGCGTCATGAGGCACAAACAGGCGGCCCCGGTATCCCTTTTCACGCAAGACGGAGACGTAATGGCTCAACGGTTGCGCGTTGTTCTCGTAGCAATCGACAACGCGGACCCCATCGGGAGCAATCTGGAAGCACCAGATGGCGGTACTGTCGCCGATTCCGAGATCCCATGCCGAATGCACAGGCAATGCCGGATCGACCTCTACAGTTGTAATCCGGCCGGCGCGCTCAGCTTCTACAATTTCCTTGCCGAAGTAGGCGCCCAACACGGCAGAGTCGAAATTGCATTCTATCTCTTGCTCGTACTGCTCCGGCGTCATGGTGCGGCGCATGTCGATTAGTTCTTCATCGTCCAGCAGGCCGCTAGTTGAGCCCTGGAGCATGAGGCTAAACCAGCCGTCTATCGTCCTGCTTTCCTCCCACTTCGCGTGGAAATCGTTGCGGCCTTTGGGGGTGCCGATAAACGTGGCCCATCCCTTGCGGTCTGCGAGCATGGGCCGGATGACTTCAGGCCATGCCGCCGGGTGCATATCCCCGTATTCGTCAAGGATCACGCCGTCGAGGTATGCGCCGCGCAACCGATCGTAGTTGTCGGCACCCGCGAGGCGAACGCGGGCCTTGTTGTGTTCGAACTCAACGTAGAGTTCGCTTTCGTTGAGCTTCACGCCTGGAATGGGCGCGGTGAACCGCTTGATATAGAGCCAAGCCACGTCCTTGGCCTGGTTCCAGTGAGGCGCCACGTAGGCAAAGCGCCCATCCTGCTTCTTGCACCTCAGCGCCTTGTCCACGAGGTCCATGACGCACGCCACGGTCTTGCCGGCTCGTCTATGAGCAACGAGGCACGCCCAACGCTGGCGGCGCTTGTGGAAGTCTATGAACTGTTCGCGAGGCCGATAGCCGAGATCAATGACTTGGTGCGTTCGGCCGTTGATCGTCGTCGTCTTCAGACGGGACTCCACTTGCAACTATGACGGACAGCGGGTTGTCCTGGTCTCCGCTGTGCTCAACTGCGGCAAGGCGCGGGTGCACATAAGGTGCTGCGGCCTTGGCAGCTTCGAACCTGTCATCAAACGGCTTCTCTTCGTCGCGAAGCACGTTCAGCATGAACTCGAGCGGCGTGAGCCCATCAGCAGCGGCACGGGCCAGCATCTCTTGGCGATAGACTGTCGCCTTAGTGACTGATCCCTTCTTTCTTCCCGCGCCGCTGCGCTTGCCACCACGCACGTTTGAATTCCTTTGATTTTATTTCAAATAATCAAACGGCTTAGCCGCGTTTCACGTGCAACAGTCACGCGGCCTTAAGCAACTGCTGTACGTCGGGGCGCTCTGCCCAACGGCGGGTGATTTCATCGGCAAAGATGATTGTGCGGTCCTTACCCTGTGTGGGTTGGGCGGGCACCGGGGGAGCCGCAGTGAGGGAGATCACTTGCTCCTTATCTTCGGCAACCCGCCCAATCTCGGGAGTGTGGTCGTCGGAGCGCCAGCCGAGCAATGAAAACAGCATCGGCGCAATGCACAGGCCAAGCGCCAGCCATGTGGCGAGGCCGCGATCGGTCCATGTGGTCGCCTCTTCGGATGGGCTCAGATCGATTTTGACCATGGACGCGAAAAACGAGGCCTGACTGACGGGCGCGGCAACCACCTTGTCATGGGTGGCGGCCTTGTCGCGATATTGAGCGATCACGCGCTTGGTGGCCTCGATCTGTTCGGTCAGGGTCGCACGCTTTTCGGCAATGGCAATGCGAGCGGCGAGGTCGTCGCGCTCTTTGGTGCGGGCGAGGCATCGTGCCTTGCAGCCACCCTTGGCGGCTTCCTGCTCAATGGCAAGATTGGCGCTGGCGAGCTGGGCGCGGAGTGCTTCGGCGGTCACGGATGCAGACCAGCCATTTGCCGCTTCCAGGTCGGCTTTATGCTTTTCAAACATGGCGAGCGAGGCGCGGCTCTCGGCAACCTGATCCTGCGCGTTGTCGTACCGGACGTTCTGGACCTTAGCGGCAGAGGCAGTTACATCCCGTTGCCAGCCCACGGCGCCGAGGTTGCTTAGCAGGTTGAGGCTGAACACGAACGCAGCGCCGAGCGCGACCACGCCAGCCATGAGGCGGTTGCTGCTGCGCCAGGCGTCAACGACAAACAGCATAATGTAATCGGAGGCCAGCGAGCAGGCGACCAGGAACAGCGCGCACATGCCGGCGAGGATGAAATACGGGTTCTGTTGAAAACCAAACCACGCAGTCATCACAGCCGAGGCAATCGAGCATGAGATCGCGGCGTAGCGGAAGTATTTGCGGAAGGGGGCGAGTTGGTCCATGGGGCCTCGGTCAGTGGAGGGTGTCTGACTCGGACATCAGTTGGATATGTATGACGGGGTAACGTTCTTTAATGACTTCGAGGGCTTGGCTTGATGAGATGCCGAACGCGATGAAGATTTCCGCAAGGTCTAGGCACACCAAATCAACGTCGTCGAGATCGGTTTCATCGATGTCGTCGATGTCAATGGCACTCATCGGCTCAACACGTAAGCAAGCGCGGCCATGGCGATGCCGGCGTTCTGGTCAAGGTTGGGGGTTCGCCAAGTAATCGGCGCCCCGAGGGCCTTAACGGCCATCAGAGCGGCAAGAATGGCGAGAGCGAGTAAGCCAATGCGTTTGGTCCATTCAGCGATAAGGCTGATGACCGCTTGAGGCGTCATGTCCGGGCGCATTTCTGGATGGGGGCGGAAATCTATGTCCGCAGGGTCGTCGAGGCTGCCCGGATTACAAGCGCTAGAGGGTGATGGTACGCGGCAGGGGCGACGGTCGTCCTATGTGTGCCCGTCTAACGTGATTTGCGGGCTGAATCAATAGCTAGTCTATCATTTCCTCCGTAACTACTACCTCATGTGTCTTGCCAAGCATTTCAAACACAGCAACGGGGCGGCCGCGAGCATCGAGCCGGGCAACTAAGGCCTCAATAACGGCGTGGTGATTGCGCCGGATGGGAATGCGCGCGCCTATGCCAATTCGGCGCGTCGTCCGTTCGTTTTTCACGATGGGCTGAGATAGCGCTTCGACCGCATCGATCTCCCGCTGGCTCAACATCGCCGGCTTGCCGTCAACTAGATACACGGGCCGCGATTGCAGGCCGTCGACATTGCGCAGCATGCCCCAGTCGGTGATGACCGCGAACACATAGCGCGGAAACAACGGAACGGGCGTCTTGTTCGCGCGCTCTAGCTGGCTGTCGCGATATTCGATGGGCACGTAGGCAGGCACGAAGTTAAACGTCAGCTCGTTGCGAACCTTAAACTCGCGCTGTGGTGCGGTCAACAAGACGGTCCAGGTCATGTGCTGGCCTTTGCTTTCTTGAGTTTGGCGTTGAGCGCAGCAACGCGGGCTTTGAGCGTCTTGCGTTCTTCCTGTAGGGCTTTGATCCGGCTTTCAGCGTCCGCAATGTGGGCCGTTTGATTTTCCAGAGGCGATTGTTGCCAGACAGTTGCCTGGAACGCGAACTCGCCGCACCAATGGTTACTGAGTGCTTCCGTCCACACCGGATAACGTGTGCATTTGCCTTTCAATGGCGGGCCTTTTTGCACGCGCTCCCAATAGGTGTGGGCGCTTGTGCTTTCGGCCTCCAGCCAGTGGCAGCAGTAGCGGCAGCTCATTTCACGCTCATGAAACGGCCCATGGTCCAGTCGGTCGGCCATTTGAGCGGGCGCAAGTAGAGCCATTCCATAAAGGTTTTGCAGCGCAGGCCTTGTTCTGTCGGCGTGATGCGGCCGATGCGGCAGTGGGTGTTCATCGCTTGACCCTCACCTTCTTGCTCTTGGCGATGCGTCGTTTCTTGCTCGCATCATAGGAGTGGACCCGCTCTAGCTTGGTCTTGCCGGCCTTGTCGGTCTTGAGCTTCACGGACTTTCCGAGACTTTTCGTTGGCATGTGATTTTCTCGCAGAGTTGCGCTTGCGAATTGTTTCAGCGTCGAAGGCACAAGGCCCGCATCTCTTGGCATTCCACGCGCCTTGGAATTCTTGCGAGCAGCCCAGACAGGTGTGGGGGTGGTTGGCGTAGCGGCTCACGGGGCCTCGCTGGTTATGGTGCATTGGAAGTCGAACAAATCTTTGCGCCTCCGCTTCGGTCG